CTACCAGTGTGGGGACGCCAGAAAGAACCTAGCCATTCTAGGGGGATGCCCCCTATAGTATAGGGCCGTCAGTTTCGGTCAAAGGCCGCGGTGGCTGTTGGACGGTTGGGCAAACAGCGGCATCTCTGCCCGCCGCTCCCTTGGGTCAAACATAAAACCTTCTGACAACCAATCAGCCTCCAACTTCAGCCGAATCGCTCGGTCTTGTGCGTCGTTAAGGTAAACATCGCCAGGTTGCGGTTTCGAGGCAGCAGCACACAACGCCACCCAACAACCCTCCTTATCCTGCCTTAATCTCATAGCCATAGTTCGGACACCTCGCGGCAGTCGCCGTGGTAGAGGCGTATCGTTCCGTCAGGGCTTTGCCAGGTCGCTTCCATCACCACCTACCAAAAAAGGCACAGCCGCCTCAGGTGTCCAGCCCTGGACGGCAACCGATAGCCGACAGTCGGGGGCTCCCCCGCCATGTCAGATCCCAACCGCCTCTGGATCAACCAGGGACATCCTGTCGAGCGGCAAGCCGACCGGCCGCAACACCCCGCCCATAATCCATACCCGCCGGCACTCCAACGGCTTCAGGCGGAGGCCGAACAGGAGCAGCACGGACTCCTCGCACAGGTGCCGGTAGCCTAGCCCGTCGCCCGGCACTACGTACAAATCACGTTTACCAGTGCATCCGACGAACTCGCGGATCGGGCAAATCTCCGTTATCATGTGGCGGCCGTCACGTTGACGGCCCACCCACACAGGGATTTTCCGTTCTCTCATCCTTCAGTTCTCCATATTGGTTCCGGCTCAGCCACGCACGGCGAAGCTGGCCGTAACGCCAAAGGGGTAGTTGCTTCAGGCCAAGCAGCCGCTTGACCTCCACGATGTCGGGGAAGTGCTTGCAAGTCCGCCTCATCAACTGAACCTGCCGGAGCGTCCCGGCCGGCAGGCGGATACCCCGGTTTAGCTGCCGTTCGATCTCGTGGCCCACCCGTTGCTTGATAAGCCGGGTGGCCCACGACGCGAACGGCACGCCGTTCTGGACGTACCGCTCGGCGGCTTCCACCAGACCGACCATGGCTGCCCCGATCAGGTCGTCAACGTCCACGTCGCGGCCGTAGGGGCCGGCGAGACGGTTGGCCCAATAATGGGCCAGCCCTACATGATCGGAAGCTAGACACACGGCACGGCCTCCTTCCCTGCACCCTGGTCGACTTCCACGTCAACCCCCTAGATCTCCAGCCAAATTATACCCCTGGGGTGTTACTCCGTGCAAGTCGGGTCCGCTGGTCGCGGCTCTTCGCCCCACCGTGACGCACTTCCCCGTCCCATTCCTTTACTGATAGCGGGCGGCCGAACAGTTGCTTGTTGTTCCGGGCGTCGATCATGGTCGCGGCCTGGGCCGCCACCACGACACCCCGGTACTGCCGCCACTGTTCGTCGAGGGCCGCTGTAATCTCCTCCGGCGAGTTCCCATGACAGAGTTGCTGCTGTACGACGGTTGGCAGGTTCAGCAACCACGCGGGGAGTGCCGCACAGTAGTGGCACGTCGGGGCGTAGGCGGCGTCCAGGGCAGCAGCGGCCTCGTCGACCGAGTGGACGACGGCCGCGTAGGCTCCGACGTGCTGCCATGCGGTCAGCTCATGGGCCTGGAGTCGCGTCGGCTCCTCGCCGGGCATCTTGGCCTCCAGCACGAGAAGCCGCCCTGCCCGGCAGACGAACAGGTCCGGTGTGCCGGCACGCTGGAAGCGGCTGCCGTGGATCTTGAGCCACTTCACGCGCTGCTTGCGCAGCACCTTCTGCACGATGTTGTTGATCAGCGTGGTCTCTGGTTTCTGGGCCATCCGTGCTTCTCCGTGCCCCCGCTAGGCCTGTCCTAAATGCTCTCGGCAATCGCGATGAAATCTATTGCATCCATGGCGAGGGCAGTGCGGGCGGCGTAGACGGCGCAGTGGGCAGCGGCGGCGGCGTCCGTGTTGGCCGCGGCGCAGGCGGCGCTGGCGGTGGCGTAGGCGGCGGCACGGGCGTCGGCGTAAACGGCGGCGGCGACAGCGGCGCGGGCGCTTTCGCGACTCCGATCTACACCACTAAGCCATTTCTCCGCCCAGTCACACCATTGCTTGGACGGCCACAAAGACGCGACAGCCAGCCCGCACTGAATCGCAAACGCAATGTACTGCTCTCGTGTAAATGTTGGCACGGCAATCTCTCGCACCAGCCGCACACGGCTAAAACCAGCCTTGAACGTGCCATCCCGCAGTTCCTTGCCCTCCACCTCGCACTCGAACAGCCGTGTCGGCTCGTACGATACGAGCCCGCGACAGACCAAGGCGGCCAATCGCGCCGAGCCGAAAACATGAATCCAGCCGGCTGCGCACAGGCCGCCCTTACCATCCGTTACGACCCACTTGCCAAGCTCCCACTGGAAGCCCCCGTAGGTCCGCATCTCGCTATCGGTCATCTTGTACCACATGGTTTCTCCTCCTCGCCCTACCGGGCTCAGATCGCTTGCAACGCCTGCTTGTACTTCCAATCCTTCGCCAAGCTGAGCTTCACGAGATACCACAACTCGGCCTGATAGTCCCACCACCCAAGCGGCACTTGCCGGGCCCGTCGAATCACTCGCACCTGTCGACTATGGACTTCAATCAGGCCCCAGCACGCCGGTAGCTTGCAGTTCCGCAACAGCCCAGGTGGTGTCATGTACCATCGGAAGAGCCCCAGCCCTCGTCGCCACCGCCACGGCTTTCGCAAGTCTTCATGGAAATCGCTCTGCGACACCTTGCACTCGACCAGGTGCGAGCCCTCCCGATGCCGCCAGCCGATCGCATCGGGCTGCTCTCCGTACGCACCAGAGTACGTGGTCACCAGCTTGCAGTGACACGAGCGTCGAAGCCATCGTACTGCCCGTTCAATGAGTTCGTCGTGAGTCATCCTGTCATCGGGGGCAACCGCAGCCCCGTCTTCTGGGAAAAACCCTGCGCATGTTTCGCGCATAGCCACCACCCGGCCCAGAAGCCGCCCTGTATCTTGCCGCCCGCGATATAGTGGGCAAGTTCATTATCGTCGGACTTGTGCCCCTTGTGCTCGCACATCGGCTCGTCCGTCCAGTCAAGGTCGTTCGCCTCCAGCGGGCGCAGGAACGGTTCGCGCAGGTCTTTCAGTCGCATCAGAACAACCTCATCTGGCCCGGAGCGGTTCGTAGTTCATCCACAGCGACTCGACCATCTGCGGCTTCGTCTTCTTGCTGGACGCCTTGTTGTCGATCTTGAAGTCGACGCGGTGCCAACCGAAAGCTTTAGCCATTCGGGTATACATGGGATTGTCGTAGCCACTCAACTGGAAGGTGCCCTGGATTCCGTTGAGCATTAACAGCAAATCCTCGTGCTGCGTAGGCGTCATCTCATGCCGATAAGCGTTCTTCGCCGTCCGCGTCTCCTGTAAGTACGGCGGGTCACAGTAGAAGTGCGTGCGAGAACCGTCCTGCTGGTGAATTACATCCAAGGCTTCCTTGTTTAGAATGACAACTTGCTTCAACCGCTCATGGGCTTCAGGCAATCCCTCGACAGCCGACAGCCAAGACGCTACCTGCTCATTCATCCCGCGGCGCGTACGGTTGCGTGAGAGGGTGGCGAAGTCCGTGCCGAGCCCCTGGCGGGATTGGCGGTAGCGGACGAAGAATCTTGCCGCCCGCTCTGCGGGTCTTTCGCCGAGTGATGCTTGAGCCAGATCCCACTCACTCTGCGAAAACGGTGTGAGAGCGACCTGCTGCTGGAAAAAATGAAAGAGACACTTGTCCTGCAACACTCGCCAGAACTCTGTAAGCTCGCGGTCGATATCGTTCACCACCTCCGAGCATCCCCGCATCGCCGCCGAGCCATCGTAGTCAGGCGCATCCTCACACCAGTTGCGGTTCGGATCATGGGCAAACAGCACGGCACCGCCGCCGAAGTACGGCTCGACGTAGTGCAAATGCGGAGGCATCAGCTCGACGATGCGCTTCGCTAAGTAGCGCTTGCCGCCGTGCCATTTCAGGGGTTGGCTTTTCATCAATTCTCCTCGCACTCGCAGGGCTGCTTCCGGCAGCGGTGGCAGGGGGCGCTTATTCCGGCTCCAAAAACGTTACAGGCTTGCCCAGTGACCGAGCGTAGTTCAGTTCCTTCCGCGTGCTCTCACCGATGTAGCCGCCGACGTTGAGAATGTGCGTCCGGTCAGCCAGCTCTATCTTGCGGAAGTGTAGCTCATCGAGTCGATCCGCGACCTCTTGTCCCAAGGCTTCTCCCCCATGATCTTCAGCGTGCTTGCAGACGCCGACAGACAGGACGATCTTGCCTTGCAGCGTCAGTTGCCAGCCTGCGGCGTGGAACGCGTCCATGAAGCGGGTCGAACCACACAGGCAGACGATCTCGGGAAAGTCGGCCGGTCGCTCGAACTTCCGCAGCCGCTCGGCCTCCGCGGCCAGAACACAGCGATCTTCCTGTGCCAGGGTCGCCACACCAGCGGTACGACGGACCTGACCCCGTTCTAAAGCCCCTTCCACCGTCGACTTAGCCATCGCTTTCCTCCTCGCCCGCGAGGGCGTCGTGGGCTTCTGCTGTCGAGTGAGCCGCCGTGACCCAATCAGGCGGCGGAATACCATCAGCCACCAACTCTGGGTTCTCCCGTCGATACACTCCATCAAGCATCGCACAGATCAGCCTCAAGTCTTCCCGCAGCCGCTCGACCTCAGCGGCATCAACCATCAGTCGCTCGCAGTACACCGTCGCATCCATCTCAGCCCGCTGCCGATGCTTGGCTATCACCGTTGCGACATTGGGATCTGTGTCGACTTCGTCGGGCGATTTGGCAAACGTCAGAGCAAAACACTTCGGACAAACGACTGGTAGATCGCTGTGATCGTCATTCAATCGCCGAAAATACTGGTCACACATTGAACAAATCATCACTTGTTCTCCTCGCCCGCGAGGGCAGCCCGGTATCGGCAATCCTCTGCATGCCGCGCAGTGTCCGTCTCGTGCCGCAGGCCGCACGAACAGAGCTGGGATGCCAGGATGCGCCACAGCCGCTCGACCTCGCCGCATAAATCGTAAATAAGTCTGTGCGGCTTATCGATCCACTGGGCAGCCAGTGGGCCGCTGTTACTTGGGGCATTCCGATAATCCGTTGTTGTTGTTCCCTTTGACAACATCACTTCTCCTCCTCGCCCGCGTGCTTATACCCCACCAGTAGGCACCGGTCACAGCATTGCGGTTTCAATCCGCCGTACTCATTGTCGCAATCACACGGCTGGTCTCGTACGTAGACCAGCAGCCGATCTCGCTGGCATGCCAATCGACGAGCAATGAGTTGAAGACTGGGTACGACGACAGTCGCAGATACCAGCTCAGCAACCTCCGCTTCTGTCGGCGGTATTTGTAGTTCATTCATCGCTCTTCTCCTCCTCGCCCGCGATTGCGGCGGCTTCGAGTTCTTGATTCAGCCTATCACACTCTGTGCAGTGCTCACGCGCCCAGTCGCCAGTAGTAATCTCGCAAATAGCACAGTCTGCCTGATGTTCCAGCAACGCGACTTTAGCCAGTAGCTGGTCGACCTTGGCAGCCAGCACGCGGCCGGCAGTGCGAAGACGTTCAACCGTACGCCAAGCGGCTTCGCGCCAGCCAGTCGTGGCGACGACCTCTCGGGCCCTGTCAATCGTCATTTCCTCAGTCATCGGTTTCTCCTTCGGGGTTCTCGGTTACGAGTCACCTCCCGGTAGTGCGTTGTGCTCCTCCCCGTCGAGCAGGCGGCCGGCGAGCTTGCGGCCGACGCGGGTCATCACCACGACGGGATATCGAGCCTCCCCAAAATCTTTTCCCACGCGACATACTTTGCTGTTTAGGTCCAGGCAGACATCACCTTTCGCAACGTGCGTCGACGCCTTGTTTACCCAGTGCTGAAACGTATCAAAGCGATATGTCTCGGCATACTCGCCAAGATGTTTCAGAAAGAACGGCACGCCCGCCGCCGCACACTGGTCGCGCAGACTACGGAAGTGGTCGGGATGCGACGGCCGAGCGCCCGGGCCCGTCTCACCGCCGGCGATGACGAGGTCGATATCGCTACGTTTATCAGCATTGACACGATAGTGCAGAAGCCCTAGCCCCACTTCCCCCAGCAACGGCTCGCACGATACGAACCGCACGGCCGCAGGGATGTCCAGCAAGATCGGGATTCGCTCGTCTGCCCGCTCCTGGTCTTCGGCAGTCACGCCAAGCCAGACGTTTGACAGCGGCCATCGACGCCAATGGTAATTACCACGTTTGTTCGCTCGTCGAGGCCTATCTTCGATGCGAGCATGCGGGTCGATCCCATCCGCCGAATCGTAAATAAACCGCAATTCGGGAGTTGGGGGCGTGGGCACTTGGTGCGGCCTGGCGAGATCGACGTTATGCCGCTGGTAGAAGTCAATCAGTCCAGATGTGTAGAGATTCTGGTGAACGGGCCCTCGCTCAGCAACCCGACGAAACCAGGCTGCCATTCGGTCAACGCGCTTAGTGAGCACTTGAAAAACATGCTGCGAAGCGGATGCCATCACCGCGAAAACCTTGTCGATAAACTCGAAAGGCACGTCCTTATGGAACAGATCGCCCATACTGCACGGGAAGACCATTCGTGGCTTCCGCCAGTGCAACGGCTCCTCCAGCCGCTCCGGCCAGCACGAAACCTTGAAGCCCTTGTATCGCTTCCGATGCTTGACGCTCGGCATCGCCGCCAGCCGCTGGGCCATTCGGCGAGCGTAGCAGTTCGCACAGCCTGGCGAGACCGGCGTACAACCCGTGACCGGGTTCCAGGTCGATTCGGTCCATTCAATTGATGATCTACCCATCGCTCGCTCCCGCCAATTCGGCAATAGCTTTCAATCGTTCTGGTTGAATCCGCGCATCACTGCACGCTCTGGTCCACTTGCCGACGTACCGTTTCAGTCGCCGACATCGTCCACGAGTCGTGCACGAACAGCAGTCACAACACAGCCAGCCCGCGATTATCATGCCCGGTACGGGCTCGCGGAGTGGCTTTCGCTGTCCGTCACTGGAGAGATACCAATTACTCATCCGTCCCTCCTGCCGCGACTGCGGCTTTCCAGTTTCTAGCCAAACGACAGTCGTCCAGGTCCAGCATCGAATAGCCCTGTAAGTGGCAGCAGCTCAGGACACGCACGGGCGACTGCCTGTACGGAGGTGGTTCCCAGGTGCCGACTTGCACTCGTTGCACAATTTTGGCATTCTCGAAACTCCAGCAACCTCTGGGCCGATTCTGATTATAGAAATCATCTCGGCACCCTCTGCACATACTTCTCGTTTTTGCCATCTCACTCCTCTCCTGCCGCTGTTGCGGCTGCCTTTGCTTCGTATTCCTGCGAGTAGATACAGTTATCGCAAAAATGGCAGGGCGCCTCGCCGTAGTCGAGACACGTACCTTCGCTTTCCGTGTCGAACAGCGTCCCGCACACTTCGCACCGCTCGATATGATCGGGCACCTGCCAGTGAAGTTCGCCGAGATACCAAATCACGGTCCACGCTTGCTCGGCCGTCAACATCGGCATACTTGCCGGCTCAATGCAGTATCCGTCGGGGAGGGTGCCTTGCAGAAACGCAAACAACTCCTCCGTGCGTTCCAGGTCGTTTTTGGGATCACTCATGTCTTCCCTCCTGCCGCTGCTGCGGCTCTTAGACATTTCCGGGCCCAGCATCGGTTGAATCGTCGTAAGGATCTGGTGCCAGTGGCAGTATCCGCGGGTGCTTTGCAACACCACGGCAGTCCTGCTCTAGAGCGCGCACTTCTCTACGGTACTCTGCTGGGCGAATACGCCCTTCGTTCAATTGACGATCTAGCTCGTCCATCGCGCGGTCAAATTCATCCTGGATTCCCATCGCTCGCTCCCTCCACCGTCGCGGCTTCTGTTGCTTGCTTGTCGAGCCAATTGCCCGCCGGCAGTGGCACCAGCTCTTCTTCATGGTACAGCCGCAGACTGGCTGACGTGACGTGCGCAGATAAACACCGGTTCGCCGTTTGGCGCAGTTGCCCCGAAATCTGCAACATCACCACAGTAGACCGGACCCGACTGCACATCGTAGCCGATCAGGCGACCACAGCGCTCCACTTCATTATCGCCGATCATACGCCAATGGGTACATTCGTCGGTAGCCACTGGGGTGCCACCGGGGGCGTAATCACCCTGTAACGATTTGGCAAACGCTTTGTTTATGGTTGACCTCTCGCCGCTACTGCGGCTTGCTATTCCAGTTTCCACCTGTACCGCGGCCGATCCTTGTCCAGGATGATCAGCCGCCCGTTCGGCCGCCTCTGCGGCCTCGCGGGTCTTGCCGGTGCCGGCCCCGCCGATCAGCTTAACTACCTGAACCATTGTGCCACCTTTCTGCCATAATCTCGAACGGCCCCCGCCCACCGGATTCAACGCAGAGTGGGCTTACCGCAACCTCCTCCATTTCCTCATAGCCCAACGGGCCAAAGGTAAAGGCATAGTCCCTGGGATGCTTGCAAACTGGCACGAAATACCGGGCCGGGCCAATGGTCATTTGGGTTGTTCGCATTCGTCGCTCCTCGAAACGTCCCGCTCCGCCGCCCAGCTTCGCCCAGGTTGCGATGGACGAGGCTGGGGGGGGTTGAGGTCGGCTCGCTCATCGCTAACGCACATCCCGATTCGCGGCTCGCTCACACACCTCGCACATCGCGATAGTCGACTCGCTCTTAGCCAGCGCACATCATCACTCCCGACTCGCTCTACGGCTTCGCACATCCCCATACACGACTCGCTCCAGAGGTTCGCACATCTTCGGCCGCGGCTCGCTCATTGGCTTCGCACATCCGCTCTTTCGGCTCGCTCATCCCTCACGCACATCCGAACTAGCGGCTCGCTCATCGCTAACGCACATCGTAGCTTGCGGCTCGCTCGACGGCACCGCACATCTCAACCATCGGCTCGCTCCACTCTTTCGCACATCAAAAAGGGCGGCTCGCTCCCGCTACTCGCACATCGCCGACCCCGGCTCGCTCCGCATCAACGCACATCTTGCACAGCGGCTCGCTCGGGCTTTACGCACATCACGCCATACGGCTCGCTCCCCTATCGCGCACATCGTACACAACGGCTATTCTTCTCCTAGCAATCGCCCCAATGAATGCCCTTCGTACTTGCCCGGCCACAGTGGCGGCGTGATCAGGTGCGTATGCTGCCGTCCGTCGTGCTCGAACACGTACGGCTTCGGGGCTGCCGTGCCGTGGAAATCCTCGTACATCACCTGATGAAGATGAGAGAGAAACAGCTTGACCGCCACCCGCCGCGCCCACTCGTGCAAGTGTTGTGGGCACAATCGGCCAGCCTCCCAATCCTTCCATCGCGGCTTGACCTTCATCTTCCTCAGCAAGGCCGGGCTGGCTTCGCATCGTTCGATTTCTCGCCGTGCGTGCTCGACAAAGCCGCTCGCCTCGTTACGACGGATCAAGGCAGCCTTCGTCTCGGCGTAGAACCGGCCATACACGCTGCTCTCCCGGCTGGACGTGCGGACAAAACATTCACCCATTCGATACGCGACAATGCTTTTGAGCGGCGCGTTCCAGGGGCGTTTCTGGCCCTTCTCCCACTTCGCATCGGGATTCAACCCTGCAAACGACCAGAAGTGACCAGCAGTCAACGCCCGGCGGATGTCAAAATGAGCGAGCATCGCGGCCGACAGGACGGGGCCGATCCCACATTGTGCTTGGCACCACTGACCAACTCGATAGGAGCCGGCAAACCGTCCGAGACTCGCCTTCAAGACATTCTCGAAAACGCGCATGGTATTGAATGCCCACGCAATGAGCCGATTCGGTTCAGCGTCCTCTTGGCTACTGCGGACTTGGGCCTGCGCTCGAATCCGTTCATCCTGGACGATGTAGTAGAGATCGATCAGGAATCGGCCGTCCCGCTGTGTGAGGTCTTGTGATGCCTCCCGAATGTCCCGAGACAATTCGCGGAACGGAGCTGCCAATTCAAGCGGCAAAGTGTCGAGAACGGTACTCATTCGAGTCTCCTGTAAAAAGGGTATCACTTGGTTTCCGTTTGTTCTTTCATGGCCAACGCTGCCGATCGACCTCAGCCATGAACCGCTCGCAGGCCCCCTGTGTCCTCGATCCCCGACATCATCCGCCTGGCCCTTCGCCTTCGCCTTCCGCCCGGGCCGGCAGCCGAATCGGCTCGCCGCGTATGGCCTCGCCCGTCTAACAAACTGGAAGCGAGGGGAAAACCTTTTCGGTTCGGTTCTGTTCCCACCTAACAAATCGGACTCGTCGGCAGAATCTTTCGGGTTCACTCCGATTCAACAAACGCCCTCCGCTCCTCATCCGTCAGCCGTGCGGATTCAGTCGGCAGCCGCCTCAGCCCCCGTCCCGGCGATCTCGCGTGTACTTCCACTCGCGATACCACCAACGCCGCCAACCGCGGCCCCATCCGGTCGAACCAGTCGAAACCCGACTTCACCCGTCGCCGCTCAACCAAACTGAGACCCTCCGCCCAATGGATCGTGCCCGGGCGACCGTCGGCCTGCGGCGGATCCTGAACCGCCAGGATCAGACAGCGGGTGTTGCCGACACGGAAGCCGGCGGCCTGCGGTAGCGCGGCCCCACGACCGCCCCCACCCTCGCCCTCACCTTCGCCGCCAGGCAACGCGCAGCCAGGGGAAGGTTGTAGCCCCGCGATCTGCGGTGTCGCGACCAACTGCGAATCCGGTCGACTTTCGATTAGTGCAAATAGGGGGTGTGACATAAGGTGTTGTCCTGCAACTGGTTATGGCTACGTCCTATAGGCGTCCTATGAGCGTTCCATGAAGCAGTTTTCGTAAGTCCTTACTATGTAAGGCCGTGTCCTATGCGTCCTATACGTCCCATGACTTCCACAACTTCTCTAATGCGCGTGTGTGTGCGTGTGTGCGCGCGCCTAAGGATTAAATGGAAACACTAGGACGCATGGGACATCTGGACGTTATCTGGACGCCACCTGGAGGTTCGTATACGGTTAGGCAATGTAAGACACCCTGGTAAATTAAGATATATTCAAAAATTAAGCGCGTTTTGGTTATCTGGGGTATTTTGCTCCACCTCACCTAACTCCACCAAAACGATCCCGGCGTACGCATACATGCGGTTGCCATCTGATCCGAGCCGCCTTCTTTTCACACCGTTGAACACCCGCACGACCTCCCGGCCGAACAGTCTCTCCCCCAGTGAGTGGTATCCGTGAGACCTGCACCAGCGGCAGTACGTGTCGTAAAGCGTGGAGCAAAACACGCTCGCGTTGGGCTCCTTGCTAGCCTCGCAACACTCGGTCAGAAACGCGCGGGCAGGGTTGATCTCCTCTCGGTACTCCTCGACCGCCGTCCGTGACTGAGTGCTTTCAGTGAACCCACCTTGCCGCCGCAGCCGGTGGAGGCCGAGCACGGCCCACCAGAAGATGCCCGGTAATTCGCTTGAGCGTTCCCACCACTCCGGCTTGTCCATGCCGAGAATCCGCTCTTCTGGCGGGATTGTGATGTTGAACTGGATGACCATCATGCGGCGCCACAGGCCACCTGACCGATCAGAGAAACGGGGCCGGTTGTTCGCACTGAGGACAAAACGGGCTGTGGGCATGGCGAAGAATGACCGCTTGTGTTTCGCCTCAAAAAGCATCCGGTCTCCGGAGGTAAACGACTTGAGAACACCTTCGGCAGCCCGGTCCATCTCAGAGCACTCAGTGGCGATGTTGGCCAGCTTGCCGAGGGTAGTCTCCAGGTCGAAGCGACCGCCGAATCGTTCCAGCGAGACGTGGGAGACATTCTGACGCCCCAGTAAGGCGATCAGCGCGGCACAAAAGACACTCTTGCCGTTATTCCCGTCACCCTCCAGGAAGAGAAACCGCTGGAGGTTGGTGTCGTGTGTCAGGCAATAGCCGCACCACTCTTGGAGTGTGGCAATATCTTCCCGCCGGCTCTCCAAGACACGATCCAGAAAGGCGTCCCATTTCGGACTTTGGCAGTTTTTGCACGTTGTATCGACCGGATAGGGCAAAAACACTTGGCTGAACCAGTTGGGGGAATGTGGCAGGTTCCAATCGTCGCGCTGTTCAATGAACGCATCTACGTCCAGAAGGCAGTTTTGCACCGCCACGCAGTTGGGCCGCTGGGTGCCGTCGGTCCATGTTTGCCACTCGATGTACGACGGGAGTTTGATCATTGAGTGTACGGCCTGAATCACGTCGCTTATGAGCCGCGTGGTTACTTTCTGAACCTTAGCTGTTTCCTCTTCTTCGTCTTTCGCCTGACCACCTTTCCGTCTCGCCAAGGCCCGTAGCTGCTTGTCCACATTGATCCGATCGAATTCCGTCTTGACGCCCCTGGTTAAGTCCGCTCGCAAGTCTTCCGTGAACAGTGGCCGATAGTACGGATCTCTCGGATCCCACGACCAGTAGAAGCCTCGCCAGAACACGACTCGTTCATACGGGCAATGCTCGTCCAGAAAGACATGGGCAAGCCGGTGGGGGTCATCGTCGGCCGCCTCGGCGTCCATCTCTATGGGGATGTACGTCGGCGTGGCTGCCACGATTTCTAGAAAACGGTTGCGCGTGCCGCCGGCCGCAATCCACTCGACGATATCTCCCTTCAGCGGCAGATTGGGGAGTTTTAGAATCCGGACGTCGGCCCCGGGCTTCAGTCGCCGGAGCTTGGCGACCATGATCTGGCCAAATGCCTCGCCCGCCGGATCGTTGTCGACCACTGCGACCACGGTGGCAAAGCGGAGTACCGGGGACCAGTCGGCGTAATTCATGGATTTTTCGCCGCCGGCGTTGGTTGTGGCCACCAGGCCGAGCGCGGCCGCCGCGTCGACAGCCTTCTCGCCAGCGTGAATCGTCACGAGGTCGGCAGGCGCCGCTGCCTCGATCTCCTGGCGGCGGTATAGCGGCCGTGGTCCGGGCGGGTAGCCTGCCTGCCAGCCCATACCGCCCTCCAGGCCGAGCGGCACTTGATGGACCGGCCGATATTCTTTTCGCTGCTTCTCGCCGGCTGGAGTCGGCAAGTCGAAGCGTAGCACCCAGAAGGTGTCATACTGCCACTTGCCGGCCAACCGCACGCCGCGGCCGTGCTGCCTCTCCAGCAACTCCACGTAATACCGCACGATGCCGCGGGGCGTGGCGAACAGCCTGGGCTCGGCCGGCTTGCTGTTGCTCTTGTGGAGCGGCTTGGCCCCCAGGTATTCGCAGAGTGTGCTGACCACTTCCTTGAATGGTCGCCCGGTCAGCCAACCGAGGGCCGCGATGCCATCGCCGTTCTTGGTGGAGAAACACTGGTTGCAGAACAGAGCACCGTTATCGAGGTCGATTGCACGAAACCGATCCACGCCGCCGCACTTCGGGCACGGCCCGTGTCTCTTCTGGCAACCCGGGTCAAGCTGAACGCCCGCAATCGTGGCAAAGATGTCTTGCCATCGACCGCGTGCGAGGGCCTTGAGTTCGGTGATGTTGACTTTCCGTGCCATGCTGGCTACCGTGCCGTTATCGTTTTTCTTTTTGTTGCGCCGTCCAGGCTGCTTTGAGAATTGAAAACGTCCGTAATTCCGCTCCACGTCGATCGCCGGCTGCCCACCAATGGACTCGTCTGTACCGCACCGACCACGCGGCGATCGTGCCCTCCACGCTCCGCGGATCGGTGCGGTTTTCCCACCCTGGCCGATGTTCTGCCGGAGCTGCGATCTCCGCCCACGTCGCCTCGATCACCACGGCCGCGAAGCCGGGTAGGTTATCAAGTCGCTCGATCTCCCGTTCGAACCGTTCTCGGCCCCACGTGATTGAGCCGTACAAATCCTCCAGGCTCTTGCGCTCCACGGCCAGGGAATCATTGAGCCCTTTGACGCTGTAATCTCCGGTGGTCAAGCCGACGATTGACATCGGTACTATCAAAGCCTCACCGGCCGGGCCAATTATGCCAGAGAACTCGTAGGGAAGCTGTTCGCGTGAATCGACCAACACCGTGAAGGGGCAAAGGGTGATTGCTTGACGGAGATTCGCACCGCCGGAAGCCCGCGGTTGCCGGCAGGTGCGGATACCGCCAAGATCAAAGGTGTCGGGGACGCGTTGCACCGTCACGCTTCCTGAAATTCCGGCTTGGCTTTGCGAAGCGCGACCATCGCGTCAACCAGATTGTCGTAGCCGCTTTCGCCGAAACCTTTAATCTCTTTCCACCAGTACTCCTCGTCTCCGGCTTTGTTCATGCGATCGATGAGCTTGCCCATCGTAGTGAGGTTGGCGTTGGTAAGCAGTTTCAGCTTGCCGGCGGCAAGCCCGTGTTCCACCAAACATGATGTCGGCCATCGTCGCCACGCCTTGGAGGTTTTGGCGGATGGTTCACCGGCAGGTGGTTCACTTTCGCCATTGTCGCCGGGCTCCGCGGTTTCGGCCTTCTGGGCCTCGGCCAGCAGGGGCCTCTTGGCATCGTTGATGATCGCCTGAGCGAGGGCCGCCAGATCGCTTGTCCACACCCCGTGCCGTTCAACCACGATCTTGAACTCTTCGCAATCGTGTTTGCGGATGCGGCACACCAGCCGGTCGCGGTCGTCCAGTTTGGGGTTGCCGTCACTGTCGATCACGATCTGAGCATGGCAAAGCTCATGGTCGATCAAGGCCCGTTTCTCCTTGATGTTTAACCCCTGCCATGCCTCCTGGTTAAGCATGATCACAAAATCGAACGAGTCCAACTCGCGGTCAAGGTCGCCGCGCTTGCGGCATTTGCCGAGGCAGAGGATGCCGTTGGCATCGGCCCGCCATCCTAGCCGCCACGCTAGGGTGATTCTCGCATCGGCCAGATGACTGTGGTGCGCGAGCTTGATTTCTTCCATCAGAGCCCACGGTTCCGTGACTTCGCCCGCGTGTACGCGCGGGATCAACTTCACCGTTACCCGTTTCCGCCGTTTCTCTTTCACGCCACCGCTTCCTTTACATCGTCCCATGATCCGTTTCCTTTATTGCTGGTCAGTCAAGAAACCATCGCCGAAGTCCGTCCAGCATGTTCTCCAGCGCGGTAAGTTGTTTTTTCGTTACCTGGTCGTGCTCATCGATGTAGTTGGCGATGTCGCCGGCGGTCTCGATTACGGACGGGCCGAAATCCTCAGCCTCCTCCGGCAAGTCATCCGCCAGCGTCTCGATTTTTTCGATCAGTTCGCGTGCAGTCTCTATGTCGTCCTTGTCCGGTACGTCGCCAAGATCGAACGTGTTGTTCATGTCAGTGCCGTCTCCCAGGCGGACTCTATGCCGGCCTGTTGAAGCCCCTTGATTGATTCCACGAGGAATGTCTTGCGATTCCAGATGTGCGACTTTGCACACATCCCGTCCAACACGTCCCGCTGGCCGACCGTAACGGCGAGTGTCTCCGCCCGGCTCAATGCAGTGTAGAGCCAACACCGATCGCAGAGCATCCGGGCGCCCGGGTAGGCATCGGCTACAATAATCGTCACCGGCCACTGGCTACCCTGACTCTTGTGGCATGAGATCGCATAGGCCAATTCCCAGTTGCAACCCGTGCTTTGTGCCTGACCGTCGCTTTCATCGTCGCCGTTTCCGCTGTCGCCACGGGGAATTCGCACCAACCGATCCGGCAACCAGAGGCGGGCTACGGTGTAGCGGGGGAACACCGCCAGCACGGCAGCTTGCTCGCCGTTGGCCGTATACACCTTGTTCTCTTTGCGCCCTTCATTCCACGGGCCGCCCGCGAGGCCGCGTGGCAGAATCGTTTCGACGGGCATCCAACCGTTTTTGCCGTTGACGATCTTGTCGCCGACGCGGAAAGGATTGCCTTGCACCTGATCACCGCCGGGATTGAGGAATCCTTGGAGGATTCGATTTAGTTTGACTCGGGCCAACGGCGATTTCTCGTTGACTGGTACAAGCACCTGACAATCCCATACCGGATCAATTTGTCGGCCGGCAATCGCCGCTCCGCGGCGGAACTTGTCAAGTACCGTTTTGATGGTTTCGATTTGCCCTTCAGGTTCCGCCTTCTCGACGTGCAGGAGGTTCTCCGGCGATTCGGCCTCCAGGTCCAGTCTGAGTGATGACGCAAATCGATGACGGTCCACGATCCCGTGGCAAGAACGTACGATCCGGCCTGCGTTGCGGCGAATCTCCGTAAGTTCGCCATACGGCAGACCGGCAGCCACGAGGTCGCGGAGCGGCGCGCCGTAGCCAACCGGCGAAAGCTGGTTCACGTCGCCGATCAGCATCACGCGGCAGCCTGGCTGCCGGGCTGCCAGAAGCGAGGCGGTCAGCGACGTGTCGCACATACTGGCCTCGTCTACGAAAATCCAATCGAGCGGCAGCGGGTTGTCTTCGTCATGCTGAAAGGACCATTCGCCGCTATCTTCGTCCCGGCTGGGTCCGAGCAGCGAATGGATCGTGGTGGCCCGGACGCCCTGCACGCCGGCTTGCTTGAGTGATTCGGTGATCCGTACGGCGGCCTTGCCTGTGGGGGCCGCTACGGCAGACCTGCCGGCGGGGACGCGGGAGAGAATGCGAGCGAGCGAAAACGTTTTTCCACTTCCTGGCCTGCCCCCCAGGATGCCAAGGCATCCGCGAGCTGCGGCGGCGTACCGCTCTCGCTGATGGTCTGAGAGGTCTGGCAGGGATGAGGGATCAGGCCATTCCATCTTCACTTGCTTTCATTTTCTCACACTCTTCTTTGGCGCGGCCAACCATTTCGTCACTCGCGTAGCTGAGTTCTGAAAATCCACAGACGGAATAACCTATCAATTGCGCAAACTGTTCTCGATCCTCTTTTGCAAAAGGAATTATCGCCAAATGGTTCATGTCAGACGGTCCACAGTCCAAGAGGTAGCGAACAATCTCGTTTTTCCGGAAACGAAATGTTCCGTCAGAGTCTCGTACAATCTCTTGTGCGGGGTGTTTCATTCTGCACCTCCCTCCACTATTGCCTTGTGAACCTGGCTGGCCAACCGCTTCTCGGAGACCGCCCGCTCTTGCTCCGCAATCCACACGCGCCCCCTCTCGTCTCGCCGTATGGCGATATGGTGCCTTTCTACAGCCCAATCAATCCCGGCCTGCGGTACCACGTCCACGCCCGCCACGCCTTTTGTGATCGCTTGCCGGCCAAACTCCAGCGGCCGCCAGGTGTGGCCGTCCCGGTCCTTGTGCAGGGCGTTCCACGCACACCAGCCGAGTCGTTCCGGCGTGTCCGGCTGGCCGCCAAGCTGCAAGAAAAGCCGATCGGCTTTGCCAAACCCCACGCCAGAGAATCGCATCAAGATGTAGGCGTTCGCCCGGATCCTCTCCGCGGCTTTCGCCCCCCATTTCTCAATCAGCCTATCAATCAGCCTCTTGGGAAAATGTCCACCGGCCAACAGTTCCTCTAGATCGCGGGTGACAATCTCCCGGTCCTTGTGTGCTTGAAAATACGTGGCAGCCTCCGTGGCTTTTTCCTCCGTCAATCCTTTCACTTTGGCTGCCACTTCCTTCGGGCGATCCCTGATTGCGTCCAAGCTGCCTTGCCCGTACAGTTCCCAGATTGTCTGGGCCCGCTTGCGGCCGATCCCCGGGCCGCGCGTAAGGTAGGCGATCGTGCCCCGCTGGCCGACAGGCTGCGCCACACCGAAACTGTAGAAAGCGAACTGCTTGCCATACTTGGGATGCTCGCTCCAATAGCCACGAAAGAGGTAGGTCAGACCGGATTCCAGTTCATCCTCCCGGGCGCGGCCCTTGACGGTAGTGCCGTCGACCAGCAGGGCAATCACGGTACGATCATCGTCTTTACCGAAGATGTTGCGCTCGTAATCGAGAACGCCGGTAAGTTCTTCGTGGGTGCGTACCATTCCGTCAGTCTCATGGCCTCGCAGAGAAAAGATGATAGCACGACCCCGACCACGACCGCGACCACGACCCCGACCGCGACCCCGACCACGACCCCGACCCCGACCGCGACCCCGACCACGACCCCGACCCCGACCGCGACCACGACCGCGACCACGACCCCGACCGCGACCGCGACCACGACCACGACTCCGCCCCCGCCCCCGACCACGACTCCGACCCCGACCCCGACCCCGACCACGACTCCGACCCCGACCCCAGCCGCGAGGATCCCCAATCGGCTCGCAAGATTGTTTGATTCATCATTTCACCGTTTTTGGCAGAGGATGCCGCCAGAGCGTGGCATCAATAATTCCACCGCGAGGCACAATTACTGGATTGCTGTACGGCTCGACTTCGGATGGATTTCCTGTTTTGAGGCATTCGGAAAATCGCCCCGTGTCCGGAATCCATGCGGCATCTTCAAGCACCAAGTCGCTGTCGGTGATCGAAACGATGCGGCCCGTGTAGTAGAAAGTGACGGCCCTGATGAGATAGGATTTTCCAACCTCAAAGGAATGGCTTGCTCCAGTGTCATTTCCGAACAATTCTTTCGCTTCCGCAATTGTCAAAGGCATCAAAAGGTCTCCTGATAAAGTTAAGGTAAACACGGCGGCGGGGAGAAGGATGAAATCGGGAAAGAACCCCGCCGCCGCATGGGCTATCCGGTCGATTGACGTAATCACACCAAACCAGCAAAGGGATCGGCGGCCGGTGTCGCGGGCGCTGCGGTCTGTTGCGGTGCCGCGGCTGCTGCCCCCACATCGCCGCCTGGCGAGGTCGTCCCGGGCGCACTTTCCCACCCCGGGATTCCTTTGCCTTTGGGATTGTCGACGCTCCACACGCGACCTTCGGCTTTCGCTGATGTTTTGGCGTTGCCCGCGGCATCCGTGTAGCTATCTTCCTTGATGACAATCAATACTTCGTGACCGACCATCGCCACCAGCCAGCCGGCATCGAATCCCTGGCGGGCCTTCTGCCTGGCCCGGATCTCTTCAGCACTTGTGGTTTTGGCCGCATAACACCACGCGAGCAACTGTTCCTTGGCAATTCGATTGCCCGTCTCGGTGTATTCGGATTTGGGCCACTTCAGGTATTCGGTGTGCTGCCGGCCAACAAGGCTTTCGTCCTTTGCCGCCATTACTTCACACTTGACTTCCGCACTGCCCCGCTCATTGCGGACGATCACCTGGGTAATCATGACCCGATAGCCGCCCACCGGAAGCTGGCCACCACCGCCGCTGCCCGGCTTGTCCGGGTCCACGTCGTTAAAATCGAAAGGGTCAAAGGAAGCCGCATTGGGGTCGAAACTATCAGCACTCATTTTTCACTCCTTCTTTTTCCGCGGCCTCCAGGGCCGCTTGAATCTGGTTGAACTCGTCGATTTTGATCCACACCCGACCAGCCGCAACGTCGATCGTCGGCGGCCAGCCAATCGTTTTCTCGCCGATCTCGAATACCCGCCGGCTGCCATAGCGTTCGACCAACGGGAGAAAGCGCGGCGACCAGTGAGAAATCGGCGGCCACTGGTCAGCCGGCGTCAGTTTTTTGCTTGTTCCGGTTGCTTCTCTTGCGATAGTTGGGCATCGACTGCCTTTTGTAGTGTCGCCAGTAACGCCATCTGATGTGCTTCTGACAACTCGGTAAACCGACTGGCTCCTCGCTCAGCCATGGCCGCCTTCAGCTTTTCCGGATCGACGCCGCTCGAGGGTAGGAGTGCCTTGAACCGTTTGACGCGATCGTTTTTGCTCGCGGTTGCCGACGATGTTGTTGCCGGCGTGGTTGCCACTACCGGTGGTTTCGTCCCGGCCTTGGCGTGCTCCGGTTCGGTCGCGGCCGCCAACCGCTTCCCTTCTTTTTCGAGGGCCAGTTCCCGTTTGATTGCCGCCGTGTCCGGTTGTGGCGGTGTGCTTTGCGCGGTTCGGCGAATGGTCGCCAGTTCCTTCTGCCGCTCCACGAGCGAAGCCTGCGCCGTGGCCGCCGTCGCCTGTGCCTCCGCTGTTGCCAGTCGAACCCGTTGTAGATCCATCTCGGTGACCGGCTTTTCGATCACCCGTTCGCCGGTGGCCGGCTTCTCAATGTTCGGCGGGTTGGCGATGTACTGGCGGATCGCCTGCACCGTGGCAACCGGTATCCGGCGCGGCATCAGTTCCACGATTTCAAGCTGGCCATCCTCATTCACGCGGGTATCTGACAGTCGGTGCTTCAACACGATTGCCGATGGAACGGCGGAGGTGTTGCCCTTTTCATCGGGCAACCGCTCCAGCCAGAGATAGAGCGATGCCAATTCCGCCAGCGTTTCCTTGCCGCGTGGCTCGCGACGGGTCGTCGGCTTGCCGGCTTTGAACTCGTCGCGCAAGTGGGTGGTGAAGTACAGACACCTGAACGCACCAGCAAAACCCATCAAGAGCTTTTTGTAGTGCGCTTTCATCGCGGCCATCAGAAGCGGGACGGAGTTGTCGATTTGGTTTTTGGTGTAGCCGTAAGCTGTCGGGTTTGCCTTTACGATGTCGACTTGACCGGACTCAATATCGTTGATCGGGTCGACGACGCACACCTCATATTGACCGGGCTTTACGTGGGTTGGGACCGAATTGAACCATTCAGCTGCCTGCCGCGCCGTCCAATGGGGGCCGTAGGCTTCGGTCAGGGTTTTTGGGACATCGATTCGCCTCCAGCCGGTACCCGCGTAACTGGTGCCCGACTTCTCCAGATCGAGATAGAGAGTGCGAGGCTGACCGGCAAACGGGTGGCCTTCGGGATGAGCGCCCGGGGCGATGGAGGCCCCGAGAATCGTCTTGCCCGTTGAAAATTCACCGGTCGCTCCGAACACCTCGATTTCCATGGGGGACCCCCAGGGCGTATCTGGCCAGAGCCGGCCCGGGGGCACGACGACTTCCCTCTTCGCTTTCGTTTTTGGTGCCATCCTTCTTTTCTCCTTTGCTGATGTTAGAGCGGTTATACCATCCCCATCTTGGCCGCAATCGCAGCCGTCAGCCGCAGGTCCTGGGCGTTGTACTCCAATGCCTTGGTCCGGTCCTCGGGCGTCCCAAACCACAGCTTGGCGAAATCCGCACCTTTGACGCCTTCCGTTTTCTGCCCGACACCGAAGAAGGCCGCCAAGGCGTTGAGCGAGATCGTGTCACGCGACCCGCAGCTCCAGTGCTCCGTGGTGTCGCGGAAGAGCGGATGCCAGTATCTTCCATGCCGGATCTCCGGCGGTACGGCGACACCGAGCAACCACGAGCGCCGCACGAGAAATGGTAAATCGAATCCGTTGGAGTTGTGGCCGATCAAGGGTATCTTGTCGCCTAGGGCTGCCTCGCTAATCTCCCAGAACATTGCGAGGTTGGCTGCTTCGTTAGAATCGGCCAACAGATAAAATTCGTCGCGCTCCATGGTGCCCAGAAGAAGTACGCGGCCAGTGATCGGCGAGAATGCCGCCTTGACTACGAATTCATCCCACGCCCTGGCCTTGTACTCTTCGTGCTTGACAACAACGGTTTCCGGCTTCCACCGTTTGTCGCAGTCGGCCGCGAACTCCTCCAGCGTCTTCTCGTGATAGAGGGTTCGGAGTTCATCATCCGGCCGCGGGCCGGTTTCGATGTCGAAAAAGACTGCCGGAAGTCTGGTTGTCGAGCGGTCGATTGTCTCTTTCGTCCAGGTTTCTAATTCCCCGAATAGTTCACTTACCTCTGGCCGCTCGGCGTCTAGCGCAGCTTCGCCGGCTCCATTTTCCTCGCCTATTCCCGATAGATCGAATCCGTACGATTCACGCCGCGCTTGTTCAACGATCTCCGACATGATGTCTGGTGGCATCACGTTCTCCTTGTTTGGTTGTCGCGTCGGTCCAATTCTTCCTCGATCTCATAGAGCGGTACGCCCTTGGCTATCAAGCCACGGATAGCCGCGTCGGTGTCGTCGTCCGACAGCTTGGGGGCCAGCGCCCGCTCGGCGGCGTCAAGACCAGCGAGTAGGGCTTGTTCAAGTGCGGTCATGGTGTCTTCTCCGTTTCTCGCTCAATCGCCGCAACGGGGTCCACGGCGGCGGGGAAGTCGACGGGCCTTCGTTGACCTGCTGCTTTGCCGTCACGCAGGAGCAAGTGGCACTCGCCGCCTTCGCCGACTCGCTCCAAAAAAATGTGGCCCTCATGCTTTTCAGCCAACCCCACAACCCGAGCCAAGGAATCCTGGTCCAGGAGGCTTCCGTCGCGGATCACGAGGATCTTCAGCTTGGGATTCATGGCGAATCCCATGGCAACGGACACCTCTAACTCTTCACCCGAGGATGCTTGCTCGAAGGGGAGGCCGCCAAACGTGACACCTTCCTCATTGAAGCCCAACCCTTCAACGGGCCACTTGGCCTCTTGATACCACTTGGCTTTCGTGGCGTCGTATTCGGCAAGTTGCTCCGTCAGTTTTATGGCCGCTACCTTTCGCACCAACAATTCTTCCACCAAAGCGGCTTTAGCGGCATTGGCCCGAACCTGCTGGTTCGTGTCTTCGGCCTGGCTGATTTGGAGGCGAATCTCCTCGGCATCGGCACGCTCCGCTTGAACGGCTCTGGCGCTTTCACGCTCGGCCACCTCGGTAGCTGTCGTGAGATCCTGCCGCGCTGAGTCACAGGCCCGTCTCATATGTTCAAACTGTGCCTCCAGTTCGATGGCTCGGGAGTTGAGTTTCTCGACATTCTGACGGAGGATCTCCGCTTTCTGGACCTGCGCATCACAGTCCCGGTTCACGACCTGCCGGCGCTCTAACTCCGCCACAAGATCCTTGATGATAACTTCCGCGACCGGGGCCTCGGGGTGTTCGGGCATCGCCGACAATCGCTCAGAAAGATTCCGGACCTCGGCGTTGACTGCCGTTCGGGTCGCGTAGGTTTTCGCGCGGTTGGCTTCCAGGTCGTCAAGCACCGCTGGGTCTAGCCCGATGAGTTCCCGCAATGCTTCGGCTTGCTCTTTCGGCTTCAGACGTGTAAAGGCTAAGGGATCAAACGTCGCCGTCGAAAGTAGACTATTCAAGATTCCTTGGGGAGTGGGGGCCAAATAGCCATCGTCCGACTTGATTTCCAACTCGGAAATGATGGCGTCACCGTTGCGAGAAAATCGGCGGGTCACCACACAAGCGGGTAGCAGCGTATCGGCGTCTCCGTCCAGATGAATAGAGACCAACGCCTTCTCTTGACCTGTGCGAATCGGCTTGGATGGGCAAAGCTTCTTGCCACCCAAGCAGTAGGCGATTGCATCAAGGAATGACGATTTGCCGGCAGCATTCTTGCCGCCCACGATTGTCACCGCCCCGTTTGGTGCAAATCGAACGTACTCAACACGCTTGATGTCCCGAACTTCCACACTCGTGATCTTGGTCATGGTTTCCTCCCATGCAAAGGGTTCTTCCTTCAGCCGCCGCTCGGCGTCTTCGATGGCCCACTGCTCGACTTGCTCAGGCGTCGGGCGGGCGGTTCGCGGCGGGTCGATCGGCGGATCGTAGCGATCATCTTTCATAGCTCGAATCCATGCCCCGCCTCACCTCCGTGGCTCAGCGGGGCATCGCATCCATACACGCCGTATCCGGCGGCTCCGTTATGCAAATGTCACGTATAAGGTGCATCGCCCCAGTGGCTCGATTCGAGCGGCTGGATCGGGCGTAACGACGTGGAGAGTATCTCGCATTCTCAGCAGACCTGAGCGAAGAATGGCCATTTTGTCGGTGTACTGGACGACCAGAACAATATCGCCCGTGTTGAGCTGATAGGCACCGACAGGCGAGACTACGCGCGCCGGGCCGAGCGGGGCTTGACGCCACGGAACACCCGGTTCCTGTGGCTCTTGGTCTACGAGTTCGATTTTGATCTTCATTTCGATCTCCTTTTCCTGTTGGGCCTCCCATTCCGCGCGCCGGGCACGGATGTAGTCGAGCACGGCCTGGGCGTTGGCGCGGGTGGGCGAGATCCGCCATTGGTCCCATAGTCCGTTGCAGCACCCCTTTTCTCCGTCCAGAGGACAGGCTTGCCCTGCCGGAGTGCAATTACCGGGACTTAATGCGCAGAACGGACACGAGTCACAAGGCTTGCCGTCCCTGATCGCTTCCCACCTGGCTACAGTCTGGTCCCACGTTTTCTCGGTGATTTGTGGCTTTGGACCAGCCTTTGAATTTTCCTTCGATAACCAAGCCATCATGTCCTCCCATCATGACCCGACCGGCGCGCCCCGGCGTCTCGGGGCGCGCACCGCGACCATGCGTCGGCCGGGTCGATTCCGTTTGTGCGTTATGCGTCCGTGCCATCGATCCGTTACTCCTCGTCAGAAAGCACGGCGACGACGCCTTGCAGCGCGCCGCTGGTAAACTTCACCACATCGCGTGTCCTACTTTTCGCGGCATAGTGTACATCGCCGAGTGCTTCAATGAGCCGGCATGATTCACCCCTGATCCGATATCTGCTGACAATCAGGGGAGCCAATGATGCGATGCCCCTCGGCGAAGCTGGCACGTCATACTCAACCGTGCCATCGTGATGCGGCCACGCATGCGTGCAAGTCGGAAAGTTGTGGAAGAGCTGATAGGTCGTTCTGGGGCGCTTGCGACCATCGTCGGTGTCCGGTTTCGTCGTCGGTTCGCGCACGGCGATTCTGCCATTGGTCGCGTACCGCCAACCATGGAAGACCCAAGGTTTGTCAAGGTCATATCGCTCAGCTTTTGAGCCGCAGAATGCGAGCAATCGATCCGTTGGCATGTCGTCCTCCGTGTTAAAGAGCCCCCGGGACCGACAGGACGTTCTTTGGTACTCCGCTACTTGCATAGCCAAGCGTCTCACCGCGTACTGCGCCTTGAGAAGTTGCTTTGCAGATTCGCTGCGTGACGCGAACACGCCGCTGCCGCACGCCTGTTACACACCAAATAGGGGTGCAAACCAACCACCCCAGTACAGTAAGCCGTTGGCAATCACGAAACCTATCATGGATGTACCGAAGTTGTGTTTGTACTCTTCGCCGTGCTTTGCCAACGTTATGCCCAGCCCAAGCATTTGCAGTGCCAGCAAGACCAGAATCGGGAACATCTCTATCCTCCTTGGATACAAGAAAAAGGCGTGCGACGGGCCGGTTCGAGGCATCGCTTCCCGATCCACCCGCGGAATGCTCGGACAATGCCGGCCTAGTCCGCCGCACGTCCAGGTGCCGTATTTCTACGACCACTTCATGGTGCACCTCTCTTTCTGGACAGGTACCGCCATTTGGCGGCGATTCCAAACCCAAAAACAGATTTGACAGTGCACGTTGCCATAAAACAGGGATTAGTCCAAGGCGTGCGATGACTCCAGTCGGGACTCGAACCCAATCCTCGGCTGCCACGCCGCGTGCTACGGGCCAAACAACACTCCTGGGGCCGTGCAATCTTGGGTTGGCTCCCTCATGCAAAGCCACGCCTGTTCGACGCCGCCGCCGCACGCCTGTTGGATTCGTTACCATCTCAAGTCCGAATTTTGCTGGTGACCACATAGGGGCGATTGACCAGCCGGCAGCCGAGATCGGGGCCGGCCGTCAGCCGCAAAACACATCGGGCGCCGTCACGGTCCAATGCTTCGATCCACTCGCCATCACCGTTCCAGCAGAATCGCTTGAAGGTAAACGGCCCCTTGGCCGTCATGGCAATGCGGCGAGAGCCCTCGTAGTACGGCCCGCCACTGGTACGGAACCGGTCGCCGGGTCGGAGAATCGACCGCGGGCCGAAGCGGTACTCTAGTTCGACTTGCATACGTCGCTTTCAAAAGAACCGTCCCCCGATGTTGAGCGGGGGACGGTCTCGCGGGGAGGAGCCACCAGGAGAGAAATGGGGGAGGCGGGAATCGAACCCGCAACCTCGGGCTTATGAAGCCCGCGAGCTAACCGTGTTGCTCCACTCCCCGTTGAAAAAACGGCGGCCCGATCGCTGACTACGATGGACCGCCGCCCGCCGAATTCGGTTGCTTGACTGGGGGTAGGGGCAGTCCCGCAACCGATTGTTGGCTTCTGTAGATACCCCAACAGTAACCCTCGCCATAGCATAGCCCTACCCTCCGAGTTGTGTTGTCAACTTCCCATGACCAGCTTCCGCATTGCGGTATCACGATTGATGCGGGCTGGTTTCGCTCGTCTGGCAGCTTCGAGTTTCTTCCAGGTCGTCTTGTTCTCGCGTACCAGTCGGGCGGCTGCCCGGTAATCTCGTTTGCACAGGCCGCGGCAGTACAGCTCTTTCGCTGGGCAGACAAGACAGTGCTCTTGTTTCCGCTGTTTCCGCATCGGTCGTCCGTGTCAGATTCCGTGCCTCGCCGCCAACTGCCGGCGAGCATCCGTGTGATTCCGTTGTGGGGTGATCGCCTCTGCCGCGTTGTTTGCCTCAGTCAACGCCGCGATGAAACGATGAATGGCCGCCATACTGGTGAGTCGTCGCCTGCCGAGCCGAACGGTTTCGAGTGTCACGGTCTGGTTGCCGACCAGCACGCCGGAAGTCACCCAGACGTAGATGGTCTGGTAGCTGACTTTCTTGCCCGGCATCTTGTCGGCAGCGGCTTGTAGGGTCATCAGCGGTTCGGTTCGCGGGTCGATCATGCCCTCATTGTCTCTATTTAGGCTTACTTGTCAATAGATATTTCTAAATAGACATAAGTTGTTGCGACGAAAGAAGTTAGGCAGTTGACGGCAGGCGCCAACGGTTGACAACGAGCGACAACGGTTGACAATATATATAGGGGCTTGATTCCAGGTGCGACCATGGGCCGCCGAGACACAGCCGAAGACCACGATGCAGTGTCACTCCGCCGCGTGGCGCGGCGGGTCCGGACCCTCTGCGCTACCGTGGACGAGATCGCTGACACCATGGCCGAAGAAAAAATCGCGAGGGTGACCGTGCGGCATCAAGAAGCGGTGAATCGGGCGTTGCGAGACCTCTCTCTCTGGACGCATGCGGCCGAGATGGCCTTGACCCGGGCGCTCCAAGATGCCGGTGCCTTCCGTGCAGCCAACGATGGGCAGGAGTAGCGGTACCGATTTTCGCCCGGCGGTACCGATTGGGCCGAAACAGGTGTGGAAAATAAGGACTTGCGCTGAATAACCTACCATGACCGCGACCTCTGAAAACGCCGTAACCTCTCGCTCTCAAACGTCTTGGGGCGAACCACTCTGCGATGACCCCAATTTCGACAAGCTAGGGGTCCCGAGTTCGAGTCTCGGATCGCCCACTTGCAAGTGGCTAAGGGGCAACGACTTAGGGTAAACAGGACAAGCATCATCGGGGCTGTACGGTACCGATTCCAAAGTGTCCGGTACCGATTCCGCTGTTTGACAATCTAAGATTTGCCACCCGAGGCCACGGCAATGGGCCTCGATTCCCTCGCGGGTCTCGGCCGCGAGGGCGGGATCGTCAGGGACATCGACGGCGATGCAGAAGAGTATAGTTGTCACGGCTTGAACCTCCTCAACAGGTTCGGGCCAGCGCCCCGGGGCGTCCGGGCTCCGGGGCGTGCTTCGTCTCCTCCTCCCGCATCACTGCGGGTGCCGCCGACGTGGCGTTTCGAGTTAGTTGTTGTGGAAGTCTTGCCGGAGATCGGCAGGGACCATAACCGTAACGACTTGCATCCGAACGCAGACGTAGTGACGATCTCCGTCCTGCTCGGCCCACGCAGATCGGCCGCGATGCCGCAGCTTGAGGACGTAACGGTCAGCCTCGTTCGCTGAACAGGTGGCCAGTCGCTTCACTTTGGTTCTCATCTCTCGTACTCCCTTGCTTTGCCCCCTGCCGCCGACAGCCCGGTGGCCCGGCTCACTTCCCGCCTCAGCCGGCGGGGTGGGCTAATCCAACCCCATCTTTTTGCCCCATGCAGTGTCGGTTGTGATTTTCCCCGCGGATCTTCAAACCACACTTCGGGCACCTTGGCCTTACAGGTGGCGGTTGGCTTCGCTGCTGATCTCTGTACTTCTTTGCCCTCTTCTGTAGATCCTGTCTTTGCCCTTCTGTGTGAAACTTCTTGTAAGCCTCACACTTACCATCATGAAACGCTGGGCATCCAGTTGTGCACGGGTCGAGGTGTGTTGCTGTCATTAAAGCGTGAAACATTGGGCGCAGTTGCTCCGTTTCGCATTGGATGCAACTCATGTCTTGCAATCCCTCGAATGTGCCTTTGAGCATCACTTGCTCTCTTTGTGTTTCTGGTTTCCCGCTTCAGCCCGGCGGAGTGGGTGCCGCCGGAGCGGCTGGGTCAGTCATTCTTCCAACGTCCCCACAGCGATCGCCTCTTCGAGGCTCGCCAGTTCCTTTGCTGCCTCTTCCGCGTCTGTACTCATCTGGCGAATATAATGGATCAGATCCTCTACGCGATCGGCGTTCCATGCTTCAAACGCCCGTATCGAGTTTTCCCGAATACGCTTGCCCCGTTCGGCCATTCGTCGAAACACCAAGATGTCCATCGTTCTCTCCCTCTGCCCCACTTCGCCACCAGCCCGCCCGGTGGCCCGGCTCACTTGTCCTTTGTCCGTGCGAACAGTTCCTCGATAAAGTCAGCCCACGTCAGGCCGGCCTTGCATCGAGCCGCGTCCATCGCGGCGTAGACCGCCGGCTTGAACTTCGCGGTCACGACCTCGCTCTTTTTCGACGCGGGCGGGTAGGCTGGCCGGCCGCGACCGCGTTTGGCTTTCTTCGCCATATCATCCTCCTTATTCAGTGCCAACCAACGCCATAGCCTCAGGGCGTGCCCCCAAGCCAAATCACGGCCTCGTCCTGCGAACAGTTCCGTTCTCGGCGAACACGGATCACGTCGGCTACGGCCGGCACGTGCGAGGGCGCCCGTTCAACCGTGATGCCCCACCCATCCTGGTTGCCCCAGAGCGTCAATAGAAACCGCGAGCCATCGGAAAAATACACGTCGTAGGTTTCCTCGCTGCCGAGACTAAACATCGGGTCTGCCCGATGGGCTTCGGTACGATGGGCAGACAGCACGCCGGCCGCAAAATGTTCGATCACCTCCTCGGGGACGTGCGCTCCCGTGAATCGCTCGCCGATTGTCCTGAGCATCGAGTCAGCGAGCCTCTGAAATTCAGCAAGATCGTTCTCTTTCCTGCCCGCCGCCTCGCCTTGCTCTGCTGGGGTCAACATGATTCGTTCTCCTGTTTTCGGTTCCCTCATCAGGCCGCCGGCACCACCCGGCGGCGACGCCCCGAAGGGCGTTTCGGGTTAACCGTCTGCTACCGGTGCCATCGCCGCCTCAACCATCCGGGCTGCCCGCAACTGGCCGGATACTCCCCCGTTGGCAAACAGCCATACGGCGTAGTCTGCCCTGGTTTTCCCCTGCTCTGCATGATACGGGGTCGGGTGCGGCGTGTTTTGTAACCGGTGAGCATCGGCTAGAGCAGCTTTCGCCGCCGCAATTCGGGCTAGGGCCCTTTCTGTTTTCGCTTTCTTTTGGTCAGCCTTGCACGCCTCGACAAGCCCCGAGTCGTTCACCTTCCGGATGCAGTCGCAACCAACATGGAATCGACGGCCCTCCGCGGACTCGACCATAAACATATTGACGATGTAATGTCCGCAGTAGGCACAGGTCCCGCCCGGTTGGGTCGTGACCTGGCAACCACCCACGCTGCCGATGACACGTTCGCCATGGCTGATTTCCTGGGCTTCGATCCCTACATACCGAAACGGGGCCTTACCCAGGCCGGCCCGTTCAAACGGGTGCATTGCAGTCGTCATCGTCTTGCTCCTCGTAGTTTCAGTTTGCTCTTTCATCTCTCACCTCTGCCCTCATTATACGGTTGCCAACCGGCCTTGCAATAGGCTAACCCGATAATTCCCCGATTTTCCCCAAAGTTTTTCGCCCCGTCGCCCTAATCCCTTACTGGCTTTGGAGTTACGTCACGAAAAAACTTTCCCGAAAATCCGAGATTGTCGGGCTGAAACCTCGTGGAAGGAGGCCAGACTGTGCGAATCCCCAAGTACCGCCGCCGCAGCTCGGTCGGCGCGGCGGCCTTCATTGAATACCAGGGCCGCCGGATCAGCCTGCCCGGCCGGGCCGATTCCCCCGAGAGCCTGCGGGCCTACCATGAGTTTTGCCAAGACCTGCTGACCAAAAAGCCTGCCGACATCCCGCCACCCGGCCGGGTGACTATCGCGGACCTGGCCCTCGCGTACCTGGATCATGCGAGCCGGTACTACCTGCGGGACGGCCGACCGAGCGATGAATACCATTGCCTCCGGTCGGCCCTCCGGCCAGCGATCCAGCTATACGGCGACCTGCCGGCCGAGCGGTACGGCCCGGCTGAGCTCCGGGCCACCAGGGACGCGGGGGTCGCATCGGGCTGGTCTCGCGGGTACGCCAACCATCAGGCCCAACGCCTCCGCCGCGTCTGGCGGTGGGGCGTGGCCCACGAGCTGGTCCCGCCAGCGTGCCTCCAGGCCCTTGAGGCCGTCGCCCCGTTGCGTCGGGGACGAACAGGGGCTAGGGAACCGGTGCCGGTTGCTCCCGTGCCAGAATTACACGTGGGGGCCGCGGTAGCCTGTCTGGCCCCTGCCCTGGCCGCGATGGTCCAGATCCAAGCCCTCACCGGTATGCGGTCAGACAACCTCTGCCGCCTCCGGCTCTGCGACGTCGACCGCTCGGGCCCGGTCTGGCTGTATCGGCCGGCCAGCCACAAGGGGGCCTGGCGGGGGCGAGGTCTGGCCATCCCGCTCGGACCCCGCGCACAAGAGATACTGTCACCCTGGCTCGACCGCCCGGCCGACGTGTTCTGCTTTTCCCCCCGCGAGGGGGCAGGCAAGGGCCGGGGGCGGTATGACAGCCGCACCTACCGGCGGGCAGTGGTCCGGGCGTGCCGGCGCGCAGGTATCCCGCCGTGGACGCCGCACAGACTGCGGCATACGGTGGCCACGACCGTCCGGGCCAGGTACGGGCTCGAGGCCGCTCAAGTCTACCTGGGGCATGCCCGCGCCGACGTGACGCAGGTGTATGCCGAGCGTGACTTGGCGGCGGCTTTGCGGATCGCGGCCGAGATGGGATGACGCAAAATTACAGCCGTTTGGGTGGGGTGGAGATGATTGAAGGCAATCTGGCGGGCGAGGGCTTCCGTGACGGTTAGACGCGTGGCCCGGAGGGTGATACGCAATCCGTCCAGGATGCCCACGGCGTAACGGCGTGGGCTCATTAAGCTGTCCCTTTTCGAGCTGTCCCTTTCCCCGCAGAATCGAATAGACCATAGGGCGGTACTGAGGTCAAGCAAACTGGTTGACTTTTCTCACCCCCTCAATTAGACTAATTGGCAGAATTGAGTTACTCCGCAATCCGAGGTACACGATGCGCCACTCTTGGGAATACTATCGTGTCCGTCTTCGACCGATCGCTGTCAATCTGAAAGGAGGGCTGTCCGATGCACCGCCGCCATGCGTTTACCCTAGCCGAATTGCTCGTCACCATGACGATCATTGGCATGCTGGCCGCCGCGACCTTGGGAGGTCTGATGGCCAGCCGTCGCCAAGCGAGGATTCAGCAGACTCGCGCGACGATCGTCAAACTTGACCGGATCATCTCTCAGAAGTGGGACGCCTACCGCACTCGCCAACTGCCAATCAGCATGGGTACGTTGCGGCACTCCTGCGAGGAAGAGGTCGAACTGCCTCCGCCGCCCTGGTGGTCCGATCCAAGCAAGCCCTACACGGTAAAGCGCATAAACGCCAGCGAAGTTCGGCGGTTTCTGACCAATACGCGGCGCGACCTGATCCGTATGGAACTGCCCGACCGTTGGTCAGACGTGACTAATCCACCGTTGGTCTTGGAGAAGACGCCGGCAGTCACACTCCGTTTCCGCCGTCTCCGAGATCAGGCGATCGCCCGTGGCGTACCGGAGGCCACGGTCAACGGGTACGCTTCGCCGGAACTACTCTACATGATCGTCTCGCAAACCTCCGAAGACTTGGCATTATTCCACGATCGGGAGTTTGGCGATGTGGACGGCGACGGGCTTAGAGAGTTCCATGACTCGTGGGGCCGGCCGATCGCTTTCGTCCGTTGGCCCGCCGGGTTCATGGCTACGTACGATGCTGTTGATAGCGTGATCGACCCAAGCCTCCAGGACCCATACGATCCCGACAACCTCACTGGTTGCTACGCCCTACATCCGCTTGTCTACAGCCCGGGGCCCGACGGACAGTATGACATCAATCGCGGGACGCAGCCGAGTGGGACTTACGCCTACCGGCTCGACGGGCGAGGGAATATCGATACCTGCACGCCGGATGAAAACGAGGGTGGCTACCTGATCGGGCAACCGCTTGACGCCACGATGCCCGACGGCTCACCAGCAGATGAACACTTGGGGCATCACGACAACATCCACAATCACGGGCTACGTCCGTAAGGAGATTCACGCAATGAGCGATACGCCAGGCGTCTCCAGGACCATGGGTGTAAAGATCGACTTTGACTGTCCTATCTGCGGTGAGAAAATCAAAGGCTGGCTAGTACAAACTTCTGACTCCGTGGCTATACCCGAAGGGCTGGTACGGGTGCAGATGGGGGTCGATGCTCATGGGATGATCAACCTGGATTGCCCTCGTTGCAACGGAATCATCGTCATTGAGCCATAGGAAGAGGACTGATGGGAACCGCCTACAGTTCGATGTTCTGTCCACGGTGCCGGGTGTGCCGCCAGGCAGTTCGGCAGACGCCCAGCCACGGGCTGCACTTACTGATCACTGTCTTGACTTTCGGCTTCTGGCTCTGGGTGTGGCTGGCAGTCATTTTGCTCCCCAAGCCCTGGCGGTGTTCGCACTGCGGCAGTATGACCCGGGTCGCCCGGTCCGTCCGGTTCGCCGGCTGGATCGTCTTCCTCGTCGCCGCAATCCTCATCGGCTGCTTGTTGCTGGCCATGGTCCACTTCGGCAGTTGACGGAGCGATCTTGGCCACAAGCACTACTGTCTTAGCCAATAGAGATATAATACGAAAGGATCGTACAGTGCAAAAGCTGTGGGTTTGTCGAGAGCCTGTTTCAACTTACATCCCCAAGGATGAATGCAATTACATGCTATTTTTCGATAGCAAGCCTGGGCGGTCCAAGATAACCGGCGTGTGGTTTGAAACTGAAGACACACTAACCCTATGTCCAGATGTGTTCCATCGGATTTTTCAACTACGCCTGATGCCTGGCGACGGACCAATTGAAATCCGAACCCCGATCACGGTAAGTATAGTTGAAGATTCTACAGGAAAGCCTACCGATAATTCGGTACTGTTAGCCTCGTCATGAGCCCCGCTGTCTCAGCGTCCAGTTGCGGGTGGATCATACCGCCGGGCTGCCGGACCACAACCCGCCCGGCCCTCTCGTACCAGTCCGACTTGCCCATAAAATGCTGAGCGTGGTATGAGTGCGTGCTGCCCCAGCGAAAGACGTAGCTTGGGGCCATCACCCTGCACGGATCTCCCGGCGGGCCGAACTGCCGGGCCAGGCTGCCGAGTAGCTGCTGATCAAACGTGGCGTCCCGCGTATCGGGCCAGCCGCCGACTTGCTCCAGCGCCTCACGTCGTACCGCCAGACTGCCGTGAAAGCGCCCCGCAGCCCCCTCTTGATGCAACTTGCCATAGAGGCTCCAGACTGTCGACGGGTGGCTCCATGGGCCCTCGGCCAGGGCCGCCGCGTGGGCCTCCAGGTGCCAGGGCAGATAGACGTCGTCATCGTCCCAGACGACGAAGGCGTCGGCGTCCGGTGACATCGTGACCATCGCATTGTACTTCGCCGAGATCGTCGGGTAGCGGTCGGGAGTCGAGAGAACCTGCCAACCCGGGCCGGACTGCTCCGGCCATTGGCCGGCATCGTCCAGGACCAGGAGCCGCCGCTGATCCGCCGGGTAGGTCTGGGCCTCGAAGCAGGCGACTGTATTCCGTAGCAGCGCCGACGGCCGGCGAAACGTCGGGCAGAGACAGACGATCAAGGACATGCGCTTTCCCTCCATCGTTTGAAGCCCGGCCAGGTAGCGTGTCCGACCGGATCGGCAAGCAGGTAATCCCACTGTTCCGGTGTCATCAGGAAATTTGGCCCTGCCCCCTCGCTCCCGTCTAGCGGTATCTCGATCACGCCCTCAACGAAGTGGCCGTATAGCCGGTCTAACGACAAACCAAGTTCCTGAAGTTCCAACATGTAATTGCGGACCTTGTGCCACTGCGTTACCGGGTAACGCATGCCAGTTGGGCGACTATACCGATGGAGCCAGCGTAAACCCGGCAGGCAGAGACAGCGGCGGCTGAGCTGCCGGAATTTCTCGTGGATGTACCACTCTTCACCGCCGAACCCGCAGGCATACGGGTGGAAGCCCGGCCACGCGGCCTTGCGGCACGAGAACAGCCCGAGGCCCATCGCACCGATCTCGAACGGCTCGCCGTCCGGGTCCTCGCCGCGGGCATCATGGCCCCAGATACCCCACATTTCGGCCCGCCACACATCCTGGAAGTGCGTCGCCACCCCGCCCGACAGCAGGTCATCGTAGAGCATCGGACCGGACAACAGGTCGTCACAGCCCGGGTTCGCATCGTAGTAATCCAACAGCCGCCGAATCGCGCCCGGCTGGAGCATCACGTGTGAGTCGAGACACAGGACGGTATCGCCGACAGCTTCGGTGAAGACACGATCCCGCGGCGGCGACGTGCCAACGGGCTCTTCCATCGGGACATAGCGGGCCCGCGCGTGGGGGCCGATCCAGCCTTCGATCAGATTCTTGAGCCGCGGTGCGCTGCGGGTCTTGGGGCCGTTGTCCACGACGATCAACTCACAGCGGGGCATCACCTCGGCATGGTGGAGCCGGAGCGACTGGAGGGTCATCCACGCACCGGCGAAGTCGTCGTAGCATGCCATCCCGATCGTCAACGCCGGTTTACTGCCCACGGTTAACCCCTTGTGTCGCATAGGAGCTTGACCGCGCCGACGATTCCCAGGACCGCCACCTCGCCGGCAGCATCGTTAATCGCCAGCGCGAGTCTCACATCGAGCACGTCGCCGGGCGATAGGCCGCTCGCCGTGATGGTAAAATCCTTGTCGGCCAGCGTCAATGAGTTGATCGACTGGGCCGCCGTAGCGCACAGATCAGCGCCGGCACCCGCCTCTTCGTCTGACAGGTAAACTTCCAGGTCGGCCGTCGCGGTCGTGTCAGCCACGGTGGTCAACATGCCGGCATGGAGCCGGATCACGACTGTCTGGCCGGCCACGTATTCAGGCGGCAGAATGAAACGATCCGCGTTTCTGGCATACAGGCTCGTCGCCCCGACGGTTTTCACGTCGTAAGTCTGAATGCTCGGCGAGGCTGAGCCGAACGTCCCGCCGATCAAACCCAGGTCGTCAGTAGCCGAGGTGCCGGGCAAGAGGGTATGAAGTGCATCATGGACTCGCCATGAAGTCATGGGGATCGTGTAGGACTCCAGATTGTTTTGCTCCAGGTTCGTCCGTGGGATTGGGGGCGATACCTTGCTCCAGTCCACGCCCAGGGTATTAGTGAACCGCCAGGGATCGGAAATCACTGTCATGGGTTACTCCTTATTTCACAAGATAGCCACTGGCCGATAGGGCAGCGGTGGCTTGTAAATGACAATACAACTTTCAGGTGGTCGTCTGCCTGAACACATCTCAATCTTTCTCGTCGTTCGCACCCGTCGCACTTCTCGGCCCGCTGGCGGAACACCTGAACGGAAACTTTCCGCCCCTTGCAGTCGGGGGCGTGCTTGCACGCAAGCTCCTCGAGCTCGGGGTCGCTGAGTGGTACAGGCGGCATACGGCAATTGCGGCGGGCCTTCGGACAGTTGCGATGACTCATTACATCAGACACGCCACCGCAGACTTCACAGCGAAATATGTTTTGCTGCGCGTCAAAATCCCATTGGCAATCTAAAGCACGCTGACCGTGCATGTCACTCCACTCGCGTCACAATAATCAGCAAGCCATGTATCCCGCTGCCAAAAGAAAGGCACGTCTTGGTCTGATAATGTTCCGCACGGAACATTCCCGGACCCGTACCATTGAATCCACGAAACATAAGGATAAAAATCAGCCCTTTGCCATTGGATAACTAATTCGCCGGGGTCGTCGTTTGTTCCCAAGGCTACAACGCCAATGTCGCAAACACCGGGAATCCCATCATAACGCCGCGTACAAACATAAGGCTGCAAAGTTAGGTCATAGATGCCAAGCAAATCGGCACAGCTTCCGCATCCTTTGTCCGCTATTTCTCCGCCGAACACCACCCGAAATGCCGCTGGCATCTTATTGTCATTGCAATGAGTGCAGTCAGTCTCACCGCCGGCTCCGCACCACGGATACCACCTCCCGCTGACGCCCAGTTCGGATCGTATCCCTAACGCCCGGGGAACCCATAGCCACGGCTTTGAGGGCAGCCAGAGCTTTCCCACTATGGACACTCCATCTGCCAGATGTAATACGTATCGTCGTCCAGATCGTAGTGGGCAATGCCCACGTCATTCTCTGCCCAGCCGGCGAAGATACCGCTCGTGTTGTCAACTGACGAAACCGGCGTGGTGGGCTCGTAGCCGTCATGGTACGTCACGCCGTCGACTGTCAGAGCAGGGGCGTCGTCCGTCATCACGAACTCGATCCAGCGAGCCTGGTGCTCCAATTCCTGGATCTCAAGCCGCCCTGAATCCGGGCCGTATTTGGCATAACCACGGACCCCGTCCCTTTCTGCCGGAGGCGAGCTTTGCCGGAATCGAGTGAAGGGATCGTAGAAAGTCAGGTCAATACTGCTGTCGGCCTCATAATCAGCTCCCGTCCAGGTCAAGGGATGGCCAAGGACGCTCCCGCCAGGGGTAAGCGTCTGGCCGCTTTTTATCTCAAAGCGAAGCGTCTGTTCGACATCGGCCAAGCGGACGATGCACCACTTGACGCCGGTTCCCGATTCCTTCCACAAGATGCGGCAAGAGCCTATCAGGTTGCTTTCGAGATAGCCGGTCTCTGCGTTCTTGATCTCGGCGTGGATGTGGTCATCGTTGCGAACATCTACCTTGGCCACGCACACGCCGGCGAGGATTGCCGTCCCGATCTTTCCCGCCGCCAACGGCTCCAGCAGGATGGCAAAGTTGCCCTCGTGCGTTCCTGCTACCGGGGCCACGCCGTAGAAGAGCGGGAATGACTCGAAGGCCGACAAGTTCACGTCTGGCGTGGGCCAGACGTTGCTGATCCCCAGCACGCCGTGGCGGTCGACTACGCTCTCGGTCGTATTCTCGACCGAAACGATGCCACTGGACCGCATGGCGTAGCCGCTGCCCGCACCGCCGGACCGCTGGAGGTGCTCCACATAGCGGATTGCGTCGACCGTCGCCCCTATCAATTTGGCCGACGGCTTGAATCGCTCGCCTTGCTTTGGTTTTCGCAGCTCGGCCATGCGTCAACTCCAGGGATCGGGCAGGCAGAGGTTGGCAAGATTGGTGTAATCATAGACACGCTCGACGTGGACAGCGACCGGCCGCTTGGTCAGCCGGTTGACCCCTTCGTCCTTGATCTCCTCGTACTCGATCCACAAGTAGTGGTTGCCCTCCTTGTCGACGTCCGAGATTGCAGCCTCCCCGCTGCCGATCGTCATTCCAGTCTTCGTGCGGCTGGAAGCGAACTTGTATGTCACCGGGCAATTCTTTTCAAGTAACGATGCGTGGCTGCCGGAGATCCCGAGCAGCAGAAGCTCGCCTTTCTCCCAGATCCGAAACGGTAGGCCGTTGATGTGGGCAACGGCCGCTTCCATCGCGGTTATCCACGCATGGGTGGCAACCGTTGCGGCCGGCAGGTTGTGCGTCTCCTCCCAACTGAATACGGGTACGACGATGTCGCAGCCCTCGACCTTGCGTGTGTTGCCGTCCTGGTGGACGCCGATAGCGCCGCCGTGGGCCGCCGTGAACGTGCCCCCTGTCTTGTACGACTGGACGTGCTCCAGGGCTTGGGTGATGTGGAGATTAGAGGTGCCGATGTCGAACGTCCACGAGACGTTGCTCTCCTCTTCCCGCGAGCCGAGGCGGGAATACTCCACGGTCGCGTCCCACTCCCCGCCGCCCAGCTCCTGCAATCTCAGGTCACACTTGAGGCAACCGCCGAACACCGGCGGTGCCACGTTCCAGGCGACGGCCCGTGCGATCGACGCAATGCTTTCACCCGACACACGCCACAGTTGCCGTGCGGTTTCCTCTGTCAACTCCTGGCCAACCAGCTCGTATGCAGGCATTAGGGTCCAACCTCCAAAGCCAGGTCGTCCTTGATCTCGTCCAACGTCTCTGCCATCGCTTCCGTGTTCTCGGCCGTCTGCTCGGCCGCCTCGGCAATCCGATCTTCGGCCGACCGCTCTCGCCCCATCCGCATCGCCACGGCGGCAGAGAACGAGCCCGCCACGCCACGCAGAACCGCCTCGGGCATACGGTTGAGAACGCCGATAGGGCCTCCCTCCCCTGCCGCAGCCGCTCCCACTCCCGCCTCTTCTTTCTTGCGTTTGGCATCGGCGACCAGTGCGTCCAGCTCGGCCCTTGCTCTCGCCAATTCCTCGTGGAGCCCGGCCATCGCCGCCTTCCGCGCCGCCTCCTGCGATTCCAGTATAGCGGCCCCCTCTTCGCCAATCGCCTTGATCCTCGCATCGTGCTCGTGCTGAATCTCCGCCATTCGGGCAGCGTGGCGGGTCTCCCACGCCTTATCAAGTCGATCATACTGCCGATCCACGTCTGCCATCACCGCCGCCGGGTCGAGCCCCTCGACCTTGGCGATTACCCAGGCGAATCCCTTGGCGATTCCCTGTTGCGCCCCCGTCCAGGCATTGCGGAAGAACGTAATGAACTCCTCCCAATAGGTCTTCAGCGCCGCGGTCATCTTGTAAAACATCAGCTCTATGCCCAACGGAAAGAGCAAAAACGCCTCAAGCATTTTGTTCTTAGCGTCAATCCACCAGCCCGCGATTTCCAGCGTCCCTTCCCGCCAGACGACTTTGACGCCGGCCCACAGGATCTTGGCCGCCAGTGTGATGTCGCCGGCCGTCAGGGCGTCCTTGATCCCGCCCACGGTCTTTAGTGCGGTATCCTTCAACGTCTTCCATTTTTCGCCCAGACTGGCGATCGCTCGCTTGCCACTCGACGTGTACTTGAAAAACACGTAGCCCATAACTGCGGCTGCCGCGACCACGAGGCCAATCGGCGACAGTAGGGCCAGGACCGCCGCCTTGAGAACAGCGAACACCGTCAGGACAGCCCCGACCATTGAACCGAGAGCAGTCAATGCAGCCCCAGCAAGAATGCAGCCCATGCCAAACGCGGTAACAGCGGCGCCCACGAGCACGATGGTCGCGCCGATCTTGAACAGCGCGACCACCAGGGGCTTGTTCTCCTTCAGCCACTGAGAAACCCTGGCTGTGGCCTCCCTGATCTTGTCGCCCAGCTTGGTAAACATCGGAGCCAATGCCGCGCCGATGCGGGCCTTGACCAGCTCCATTACTTCCTTCATGCGGTACATTGCATCGGTATATTCCGCCGCCGCCGTAACCTCCTCTCGGGTCAGCGGAGCGAACTTCTTGTATTCTTCCATCATGCCGATCAGTCCCGCCTTGCCATCCCGTAACATCGGTAGCAGCTTTGTCCCGCCTCGGCCAAACAATACCGAGGCAAGCGCCGCTTTCTTCGTTTCGTTTTCCATTGTGGAGAGCGCGGCCGCGCAGTCCATGAAAAGCACTTCCGTTGGCTTGAGCTGCTTGTTGTCATCCAACACTTCTACGCGCAGCTCCTTGAAAGCATCAACCGCCGTTGTCAAACCTTGCTCGGCATCATAGGCGGCATGCTGTACCCGCCGGATGCTGACTTCCATCGTGGCCAGATCAGTACCGCCAAGCTGCGCCGCGTGCCCCAAGCCCTGAAGAAACTCGACCGACGCACCAGTCCGTGCGGACATCTTGTCCAGCGTGTCGCCCATCGTGGCAAACACCTTGGTACACTTCAGCAACGGGACGGTGATTGCCAGGCCCATCGCGGTGATGCCGGCACCGATCAGTGAGACCTTTGTCCCAAACGCCCGTAGCTTCGCACCCGCTGCGCTCAAGCCACGGACCAGGGGATGGTCGATAGCGAACAGCTCGACAAAAGCCCGGCCGGCTCGAATTGCACCTGCGCCTGCTACCATCGTGCTAGTCTCCCTCGATCACAATCTCGAACTCTTGCTGGCCGACAGGGAACGTGTCCCGGTTGCCGTCCGCATCGGTCACGACGAAATAGGCGTAGTAGGTTCCCGCCGTGTCCACGTCGGCTGCCTGCGGGTTGTAACGGCACTCCCCGTCGTCCTCATTCGTGACCTCAACGTTGCTTGTCGTCTCGGCCACTACGTCCTCGCCGTCGGCGTCGACCATATAGAAGCTGACAGTCTTGTCGGCAAGACTGACTGCATTACCGTCCGGCCGCTCCAGCGTTGCCGCAATCGGGATTTCGGTATCGCCTACGTGGCGCTTCTGGCGTCGCTTGACTACCATGACAGGGCCCCTCTGTTATTTCTCGCCTACAGCGGCGACCGTGGCACCCTGCTTTTCCGGCCATTGACCCGTCTTGATGAAGTGATCCGCCGCCCGCTTGCCAAAGTGCTCCATCGAGACGTAGATCGTTTTGGAGCGGACGAAAATCTGGCGAACAACCTTGCCGTCTTTCAAGATGACAGGCTGATATACGTACGGCGGCTGAACGTCAAGCCGTTTGTAGACTCGCACCTCGAAGCCTCGATGATCCTGCGTCTCGGCAAGCTCGATCTGGGCTGCCGGGATGTCCTCGGCGGTTTTGAACGACCGGCGAAGCGCTTTCATTTCGGTTTGCGAGCTATGGTGTCTCAGAGTCTTCGTTTCCGCGAGGATCTTTTTGAGACCCACGATGTCAGTAACGAGTTGCTGAAGCATGCTTCTCTCCTTATCAGGCTGGTTGCCCGATGTTCAAGAATCCCTCGGCCGGTGCCGGGGCAGTCACTTGAGTGGCCAACGCGGTTACGTCCGAGGTGTAGTCAACGAACAACAGCGGGATGTCCCCCGTGCCGCCATCGACGTACTTGACCACGAGGGCTCCCTGATAGTCCCGGGTAGCGTCGCCGGACAGGCCACTCCATACCCAGTTGTCGGACGACCAGACCATTTCGTTGTCCGTGTCGTCCGCGGATACTGCCGGCGTCGTGATGTCTTCGTGCGCGTACCCCGTCGCGTCACCCTCGTCAAGCGTCGTGATACCGTCAACCGTGGCGGCGTCGGGCTCGGTGTCCGCAGTGGTATTGGTCATCAACAGGAGTGCGTCCAGATTGTCCGTCTCCCAGTCAATGGTGTTCTCGAACGTGCCCACAAGGCCGTTTTGATAAAGTACACTTGCCATGTCTATTGGCTCCTTGTTACTGTAATCCCACCAGTGTTTTCCGTTCGGTCGACGTCCCCACGAGCACCATACGCTCAGTGGTAGTTCCCTGAAGCTCCACGCGAGTAGCGGAAGTCCCCACGAGTCGCATGCGTTGCCTGACTACCGCTATGGTGCTCGTCGCCGTTACAGCCGGCTGGCTGACTGCGGCCACGACCACAGCCGTTGCCGCCTCGACTATGGCCTCCCACGCCGCGGTAAGTAACGGCTGCGATACCGAGGCCACAAGCGGCGACAACTCTGCGGATACCGCGAGTTGCCAGGTGGCGGTCACGGCAGGTTGGCTGGCAATCGCAACAACCGCCGCCGTACCGGCGATCGCGCCGGTCACACCTTCCGCCGTTACCTCCGGGGTCGAGACGGAGGCAGCCACTTCGCCGAGGCTGGCCGAGACTTCCAGGACGTGCGTAGCCGTAACGGCGGGTTGAGAAACAGCGGCCGCCACTTCAGCGAGATTCGCCGAAACTTCAAGCACGTGGCTGGCAGTCACCTCGGGCTGGGCCACGGTTGCGGTTGTTTCGGCAAGCTCAGCCGAGACTTCCAGCACATAGGTCGCGGTAACTGTCGGCTGCTCGATGACCAGGGCAGTTTCAGCTAGGGTGGCCGATACCTCCAAAACGTGCGTAGCCGCAACGGCGGACTGGGATAAGACAGCCACGACGACCGCTGTGCCGGCGGTTTCGCCCGCCGCTGCCGCTGCCGGGAAGATCAACTGCGGCCGGGACGGATAAATCAGGCCCGGCGAATGATCAGCCCACGACGGCGTGTTGACCGGCGTCATGTTATAGCCGCCAACCACATCGTTGTCGTGCCGACCCTGCAATCCGCCCAGCGGCCAATACCCGACGAGACCCAGCGGGAACTGCAACGGCGTCCAGCCAAGGGCCAGTCCGGGTACGGCCACCCGCTCAAACTCATTGGCCTTGTCGCTTGCCGTTGCCCCGGGCCAGTTTGAAATATCCCATATCGCAGCCTCGGCAATTCGGCCCGACATGTACCCGAATGGCGTGGAATCCGCAGATATGCCGATTGATACCGCATCAGGAGTTACTGCCCCTTGGACATTGGCAGTCGTGCCTTTATTGGCTCCGTTCAACAATATCCGCATGTCAGTCGAGTTGACCCACAGCCCGCAAGCATGCTGCCATATATTGATCGAATAGTTGATCGACGAATCCGCCTGTCTCAGGGCTTGGCCAGCCCCGTAGCCTATTGCGCATAGATCGTCGACATCCTCCCGTAACTGCAAAGCGTAATACCACGCCGCGGCGCCCTCGCCAAGCGAGACCAGTGTTTGATCGGTGTTTAACGCATCCGTAAAGTACCAGCACGCCATCACAAACGGATACGACGATAGCGGAACACTCGTCGTGCGCTTTAGATATTCCTGTTGTGCATCATCAAACAGCCGGGCCATTACGCCACCACCTCGTACAGGTCAACGTGGGTGATCCAGATTGAATCAGCGTAGTCATCGGCCCCGTCGGCACTGTCCCGCCGAATGCAGATCCGACACGCATCTCCCGCTGCAATCGCGTCGGCCTGGGCCTGGTTGAAAGTAATCGTCGCCACGTTCAACTCGCCAGCGTTGGCATCCACCGCATCGGTCACCGACTGGTGGGCGGCGAAAGCATCGGCGGTCGCGTGCATGTCGTGGGCATCCGATTCGGTGATGCACTCAAATGCCCCATCCAAGACGACGGAACCGCCCCCACCAGCAGCGTCGCCGAAATAGTAGATCAGCAATTTCGCCCCGCTGCCGTCCGTCCAGATATTCGCATCGGGGACTGAGAACGATTGTGACACCATCGCCGACTCGTTCGCTCCGTCGATGAACTTCATCGAACTGCGTCCGCTCGGGGCAGCGGCCAAGGCGGGGATATCGCCAGCCTCAATGATTGTGTTCTGGTCGCCGGTGAAGAACGATGCCGGCAGGCTCATGCGAAATTCGTCAGCCATGCTATATCTCCAGTCCTACTGAATCCTGTTCGGTGGCGTGATTCGGTCGGTACTTGCTCTCGGCCGCCGTCACGCCAGGTAACGCCGCCAGAGCTTGCAAATCCGTCTCAACGGCTTGCATTGCCGTCAGTTCACCCGCCGTGAATTCATTCTGGAGATCGTTGCCGACGATTGCTGCGCGGATTGCCGCAACCACGGCATTGGCGTTTTCGATCGGCTTCGCTACCCGCACATACCACAAATTGCGAACAGTCTGCGCTCGTTTCGTTTCTGCAAGGGTCATGTACGCTCCTTTCGTTACTCCCGCACCAGCGGTGCGATCAGTCAAAGCACTTTCATCAAAAACGCTCCGATCCCGCCGCCAAGCACGCCGCTCCCAACCACGACGCCGCAGAAGAAGATCATGCGGCCCGCGACACGTCGGGCCAGGCAGGTCTTTTCATGTTCTCGGAGCAAGATGAGTGCCATTTCGCGGGCCGCTTCTCTGGCAAGCTCCCGAACGAACTCGTTGAGCGGCACCTTGATCGTCTGGAGATCCCGTTCAGTCATCGTTGCCTCATCTTCCTACAGGTACGGTGTTGAAACCGGGCAACTCACGCGGATCATTGCCCTGGACGTAGTGATAATCCGCCCCCCATAAACCCCATTTGCAAATCTCAACCGGGTCGGTGTTCGACGGGTTGATCTTGTGGCTGAGCAAGCCGCCCGCCTCGTAGATGAATCCCGCCAGCTCTGAACAGAAGTACGCTTCCTCGCATTCCGTGTTAGGCAAATGCAGCCCGACCCGAGCTGCTTGCCATACGTCGTACCGCCGGCCGATGCTGCCGAGCATGTAGGCGGTCATCCGGCGGTAGTCGCACCGCTTCTGCTGATCCGGCCCCAGCGGCAGCCACCACACGTCGCCGTCGTACGCCGCCAGCCGATGCCGCAAGGGGACGGCCCGCACCTCGGGGATCACGGCCTCGATGATCCAAACAACGAATAGCTCGTCTTGGGCCCGGGTTCGGAGCACGGGTGCTACATGATCCACGGGCCCGCCGCAGAGCCCCTGAACCACGGAAGCTACAGCGCTTTTGCCGCCAAAAGCGAACAGGTCACCGGTCGCCACGGTTGGCTCGACACTACGGGTTCGGTAGTCGGTCCAGGGAATGTTCACAATCCAGCTTTCTTCAGGCAAGCCTTCGCTTGTTCAACGATGGTCGTGTAGCCATGTCTCTCAGCTATCTCAATCAACACCCCAAGGTCATTTCGTTTAGCCTCCCGCAAGTCTGCAACCTCACGCTCCAGCTTAGCAACTTGTTCCGACAGAGTTCCAGACATTTCGATTCTCCTGTTTGGGAATGAGATTCATGTTCACCCCGTTGCAGTCACGAGGCCGATGGCAAACAAATCGATGTCCGGTGTGCCCCGGCCTTCCTCAAGATCCACGAAACCAGCGTCGCCGTAATCCATGCCCCAACTGTTGCGGTGGCGCACGGCAAAGCGGTCTTTGCCTCGGCTCTGACCTAAATAGAGAACTCGATAGCCAGCGTGGAGCGCGTGCCCCCACCATTGATAACCGACGGGGCAGGGGATGTTGAGGAAAGAAAATGTCACGAGAGCATCAAACGCCTTGCCGCCTGACAGCAAACCGTCCGTCCATTCATCGACCTGGTACTTGGCACACTCCTCTTCCCAGCCCTTCTGCCATTTGCTCGGGCTGAACGAATAGCGAGAATCCTGCATGGACGCCGGGCAAGTGCCGAACTTCACGGCTTGCATCAAGTCGTCTTCGGGATACGCGCCACGATTCCGCCAGCCCGTGATGGGCCCACCGATTGCCATGGCTGATAGTTCGACGTAGGGATGCCCCTGCACGCACCGTTGGACTTCCATCGGGTCCTTGATGCTATGGGCATGGCAGAAATTGGTGCTGGCCTGATCCGAGGCTCGAATGCCGGCTCGGCGCACAAGGTCCTCAAGCCAGGATTGCTCTTGGTCCTTCTGCTTGATTCGGTCGATCCATTCTGATCGTGGAATGAGCAAAGCCGGGTCCATCGGCTTGGCCACGGCACACTCGCCGAAGTTGGTCTTGCGCGGCCAGGCCCCGCCGAGCATTCGGTCGTGGTCATCGTGCCGCGTCGGGTCGATGTGGAGCTTCCAGGTCTGGTCGTTGATCAGGGGAACTTGCGGCATCACTCACCTCCATACTTCTTGAGCAATTCAAGCATCGCCGCCGCGTCCGCCGGCCACGGGCCCTCGAACCGCTGACTACCGTTGTCGATAATCAGCCAGGGCATCTTACCGGAAGAGACCCCAGCGTCGAACGCCTGGCGCAGGGCAGGTGCCATCTGGACAAGATCCGCGTCCTTGTCCAGCATCCGATACGCCGGCTGGCCCTCGATCATCTGACTGTGCTTGTCCAGGTAATCCCGAATCGGCTTGCTCGTCAGGATCGCCCGCTGCTGGAGTATCAGGTTGCTTGTCTTCGGGTCCTGCTCGTAAATGAGCATTGTCAGCAGCGGGCCGGGCTGAGGGTTTGGATCTGGATCCGGTTGTGGATCAGGCTGCGGATCGGGTTGCGGATCTGGCTGCACGTCCCCATACTCAAAATCGGCCCGGATGATCGGGTCAAGCCCGGGTGCCTCGACCTGGAGCAAGAACGTCCGAGGCCCCGGCACCGTGCCCACGAAGAGCTGCGTCCGGCCGGCATCGAATCCGAGCACGAGGTCCGTGTCCAGAAGCGGGATGCGATGCCAGGTAATTCGCTGGCCTTCCTCGACGCCCTGGGCCTGGAGGATCATCGTCGCCCCCGGCTGCGCTTCCTGCGTCGGAGGAAACGGCGAAACGACCACGGTCACCTCGGCCTGTGCGACCTCGTTTGCGGGAATAAACGTGAATATCCCCAATGCAATAAATCCTGCGAGGATCGCGCCAATCACAATACCCCCAAAATCAGGTCCCACACGTTGCAACCACCTATCAACGTAGCGCATGGTAAGCCTCCTTTACAGGCCGAAAATCAGCAACAGCAATGGCAGCAGCTTTTCGATGAACGCAAGGAATGCGTCCCAATCGAAACCCGGCTTGCCGCATACGGTTGGATTTTCCCTGACAACCGATTCGGCCAGCAAAGCGACCATGCCGATCCGGTCTTCCGGATCCCATTGGCCTGCATCCTTGATCGCCTTTGCGTGCCTGATCAGGTTGACCAACGTCAGGCCAAGGTCTCGACGTTCTCGAATGTTCATCACATCACCTCCTGAAAAAGTGTTGGGTTATCCCGGTTTTTTTTGACGCTGCCGCTTGGCTGCGTCGAACATCTTCTTTAGTGACTCGCTCATTTCCTTCGTCATCGGCTCGCCGTGGGTACGGGTAACTTGTTTGGCCCACGGGTAAAACTGAAGCGGATCAATCGCCTTATCCCGCTTCCCTCGAAACATGTTGTATATCGTCGCCTGTAGGGCGAAGAGGCGATTCCATCGGGACTGGTCCACCGCCTCTGCCATCCACATCAACTCCCGGAGGGTGTATCGCTCGATGTCCTGGACTCCCGCGAGGGCAGCGAACTCAAGACAGATTCGCCAAACTCCTCCCTCCCGGCGTCGAACTGTTTCTGCATCGCCTCGCTCTGGATGATCGCCGCCCCTTTCTCCCACAGGCGGACGACCTCTTCGGCCTCCTTTTCGATCGCCGCCGCCTCGTGGAGCCGGCGGCGGGAGCGGAAAAAATCCGCCCACACCTGCCGGAATACTTCACTCAGGTCGAACAGCGCCTGACCATTTAGCCGGTTGGCAAAGTCCTCATCCGACAACTGCTTTTCATCAATCTGCGGCTTCAGAACCGCATAATAGATGTCTACCTGAAGCGCAATGTCGAGATCCATCCTGGTCAGTAGCGGCGGTTCGCCCTCCAAGGGCTCGAACAAATCCACCTTGCCGTACTGCGGTTCGAGCAGCTTGAGCACGCGATGCCGCGTCCCGACCGTGAACTCAACGGTCCAGTTGTCGCCTTTGGCGTCCTTGAACAACATGGCTCACCTGTTTACGCCCCAGTGGTTGTCGTGGTTGTCGTGGTCGTGACTGACTGCCACGACGGATCTCGCACCTCGTCGGTCGGCTCGGCTTTGGTCATATAGAAGGCAAAGCCCTCGTTGTCCTCATCACGGCTAAATTCCGTAATGTAAAAGTCAGCATCGAGCCCCTCGCCGCCGAGTTCGGTTGTCGCAAACAACGCTATCGGCGTGTTAGCGTTGAACGCCACAATCATCGCAGCCAGAAACGCGTCGTCCACGATGTCCCAAACCTTGAAATCAAGAGAGACTTCCGTCGCGATCGGCTTCTTGGTCTTGTACTTCGCTGACCGTCGAAGCGCCTCGGCCACGATCTTCGTCTGCCCGAGCGTCACTTCAGACACGTTGGTTGTCAGCGTGTCGGCCGTTGCTTCAGCGTCCCCGTAGTAGAATTCGCCGTTGAGCGATACACGTAATACGCCAGCCATGATCGCCTCCTATCCTGTAGGTTTGATGCTATTTTTGAACAGTTCCGAAACCTTTGGTTTGTTTGCCTCAAACGCCGGGTGCATGTAGGGCCGAGCGCTGATCGTGGCCGTCCGCTTCCGCCTCGCCCGGATCCGCAACGCCTGGCCCTTCTTGTGCCACAGACGCTTTTTACCTGCACGAAACCACTGGTCCGGGTCACGGCCCATCTTGTGAACCGCTGCACGCCCGCGGGGCGTGAGGTCCCGCTGGTACTCTTCCACCCGGATGCCGCCGCCGTACTCCAGCACGGCCGCCCCCGTCGGCTGACCGACAGGTTGCCCGTCCCGTGTCTTTCGCCGAAATATCGTCGGCCCGATCACCACGTTTTTCCTGGTCGGCTCCACGCGGAAAAAGATGTTGCGCTTGAGCGCCCCTGACCTGTTGGTCGGCGCCTCCCCTACCCGGGAGACTCGCTTCCGTCTCCGAATACTGAGCCGTGCCGTTCGCATCACGAAAGCACCGAACTTGCTCAAGGCCCGCAGCTCGCCCTTCGCCTTGGCCAGCATGACCTTCTGCGCTTTGAACCAGATTTTGCCCGGCCGCATTCCGATCATTCGACCACGCTCCACGTCACTCGCAGAAGTCCGGTGAATACCCTAAACTCTTCCAGATGCTCCGCCACGAGCACGCCGCCAGCGCCCAGCGTCTCCGACTTCATCCACATCGCTTCCGTCAACCCGGGCAGCCGCCCCATCGCTAGAAACTTGTCGATCTCTTCCATCAGGGCGACCATCGCGTCCCCCTCGGCCAGCGTGTCGGGATCAATGGCCTTCTGAACTGCGATATCCACCGCATACTGGTATTCGCGCAGCGCTCTGTTTTTCGGCGCCGCACTCCAGATGGATGGAATCACTGACACACGAAGAGTTGCCAAATCCTCCAGGAGGTATTGCGGCAGATACTTCTTGACGGCCGTAAACGGCTGACTGAACTCTTCACCGTTCAGGGCCGTGACTATTGCATCGGCGATGTCAGCGTGCATGCTGCTCATGTCTCTACGCTCACTCGCTTGGCGTGTATCCTCAGCATTTTCCGAAACGCATCGTATCGGAACGGCTGCGCGTCGCCTGGTGCCATCACCTCATAGGTCAAAGTCGCTCCGTCCGCACCGCCCGACTCCTGGATCTGATCGCCCCGCCGCGGCTCGACCACCTGATCGGCGAACACGAGCGAGGCAGCCGGTATGATGAAGTCCCGATCGCTGTACTCGATCCTGATCCCGCCCACGTCCTCGATCTGAAACTCTGTCGTCCCGATCGTCGCCTGCAAGATGAGCTGGTCATCGCCGCGGATGTACGTCACCTCCTGCGCAACATGAGCCTGTAGTTGTCCCGCCAACCACTCGGCAGCATCAGCCAGAACGTTGCCCATCGGTCTCGTCCTCCGTTTTGTCGGGCTCCGGAGGCGGGGCGATTGCTGCAACCGTCCAGCCATCGCTCGTCATGGTCACATTGTCCAGCGAAACGGTCCCAGCCTTCAGCGCCCGCAGTAACGCCAGCGACTTGAGGTAGTCACAGCGCATGGCGGTGGAAGCCTGGATCTCAGCCAGGTCCTGCAAGAGGGAATCCATGTTTGCACCTTTACATCGCAAGCCACGTGTTGCCAGCGCCGCTCAGGCAAACAATCAGGACACCCTTACCAGAGGCGCTGGAAAACGCAACATCGGCCGAGGCCCCGTTGATTACCGCGCCGGAAGGACCGTAGACCTTCAGGACCTTGTTGGAAACCCCGTTGCCGATGAACAGCACGCGGCCCGTCACCTTGTCGGCGGCATTGAGTACAACGCCCTTGGTATCGTCTGCCGCTGAAGTCGGGTAAATCGTGGCAGTACCTGCCGGCAAGGCGCCGGCATCGGCAACAGTGCTTCCGGCCGCTGCCGTCGAGGCTCCGACGCCTGGCGTGATAGGACCAGGGATCGCCGTCGCAATACTTGTGGCGCCGATCGTGATGGCCGACGTGTTGCTCGTACCGAGGCCAAGCGTGCCGTCGGTCCCCGATCCATGGGCGTTGCCGGCCAGAAGGGTCACGGCTCCGCCGTCAGCATTACCAGCCGTGCCGGCGCCTCCAGCGATTGCCACAGCGCCGCCTGTCCCTGAACTCGATCCACCGGCACCACCTGTGACGGCGATTGCACCGCCGGCACCCGTCGCACCGCCGACACCGCCAATCAAAGATCCGGCTCCACCGGCAAGGTTGCCCTTGCCGATGCCGCCTGTAACGGTCGCGGCCCCGCCGATTGCGTTGCTGGCTGCCGAGGCAGCCGCTCCGCCTGTCAAGCTCGCGGCCCCGCCGGTTCCGCTTGTGGTGCCGGCAGATCCGCCGGTTACGGACGCTGCTCCTCCTGCGCCTGTTGCACCGCCGGCTCCACCAACAAGAGAAGCGGCTCCGCCCGCATTTCCGGTTGTGCTGCTGGCCCCGCCGGTCACGGAAACCAACCCACCTTGCGCGGCGGCAGCGCCCACGATTGTCAACGTAGAGTCCGAACCGGTGATATCACTCGCCGTCACACTGCCGGCGATCGTGGCCGTACGCTTCGCGGCCGTAAGAGCTACTTTGACATAGCTGTCGGTGGCAGCAGTAGTTTCGACGCAGCGGCCCATCAGGTTGAGGCTTGCCGCTGTCCCGGTGGCTGCCCCTGTCCCGGCAGTGCCGGTAACAGGGTCCCCCGTCGGGTCCCAATACACAGCATCGCCGGCGGTGAAAATCTCCGCCTTTTGAGGCACCTCCCAAGTGCCGCTGGTTGCCAGGCAGCCCTTGACGCCAGCTTCAATCGCCACTGGGGCAATCATCGGAGTCGTACCGATTTCGACGACCTGTCCAGCGATTACCGCTGCTACGGGCGTGTAGTCATCGACCTCGCCCGCAGAAACAAACAAAGCAGGTGTTTGAGCCATTGTATTTTTCTCCTGATTGAGAGGTTAAGTTCCAGATTTGGGGGTTATGCACCAACCGAATGCACGCTGGCGCGGTACTCTGTCATGCTGGCCCCGAAGTCGTGATAGCCGCGGTACTGGATGCCCAACGTGTTGAAATCGGCGTCGGTGCTTTCCACGGTCGGCGCCTCAACGCCATCCAGGAAGCACATCGCAGCAGAGGCGAGCATTGCCGGATCGCAGAGCAAAAACCACTGCGTTGCCGAGCTGCCCGTATACGCGCTGTTAGACAGCTCGGGGACCACAACCGGCTTGAACCGGTTGAAGTAGATGTTGGCGACCATCGACTTGGAACTCGCCGTCATGTCCCGCATTTCCTGCGAGACGTAGAGTTTTCGGGCGGTGGCCTCCAGGTCGCTTGACACCAACAGTTTGATCGGTTCCATTCCGAGCAGGTTGTCATCCGGTCCCTTTGCATCGCGGAACAGCTTGACCGCCGTGTTCAACCCGGCTTCTGCCAGCACAGTAGTCGCGCCGGTCTGGTAGTTCCCGCGGGCAGTAGTCCAGAACGCCGCGCCGTTGACCGCCGCAAGCCACGCGGTCCAGAACACCTTGTTCATCTTGATGGCCGCGCCCATGCCCAGCCGATTGCGAAGATCGTCGAACGCCCCGAGGTCATCGTTGATGATGTCCTGGCGGGTCAGGGTGAGCATGCGGGCGTAGGTTTTCGCTTGTACGTCGTAGCTCTCTTGCCCCGCGGTGCCGTGATGGATCTCACCGGCCGGGCCGACTTCCTCATACTCAAGCGAAGTCGTCAGACGGAAAGCGGTAACGGCCTTGAAGTCAGACACGTTGCGCACGGCAGCGACTTCTCGCCACGACTGCGGGATCGCCTGGAATCCGTCGAGCAGGATCTTGTTGCCCGTCGTGGTCAGCAGCGTGGTCAACGTATGGGTTGAGAACGCCGCCCGCATGACCTCCCGAAGGTTGCCGCTGTCGACCCAGGGACGCCCGGCATAACCGTTCTGCTGAGCACACAGCAGCAGCAGCCGACTGATGCCGAGGTTCCGAAATTGATCGGCCGCCTCCATCACCTCCGGCTTGTACTGTGTGTCCACATTTCGCACCCCGACTGTGCGGCAGAATGCCGCCTCAATCGCTGAAGCAGAAAAGTCGCGACTGCTCGCGTGAATCGCCGGACCCTTCGGCCGAGACGCTACCTGGAGGTCGGCGTCGAACAGCTTGCCGGCCACGAGGTACTCGGTTTCCAATCGAGTCGCCGTCCATCGCTCTTTCAACGCGGCGGCCTTCGCCTCGACCGCTGCTTTGCGCGCGGTCGCGCAGAGGACGGCGTGCTCCGCAACGGGGATCTTATCGACGTACTCCAGAGCCTTGGCCTCGATGTCCGTCTGGTGCTTGACATAGGCGTATTCGATCGCCGGAAGATCGAACTCGAGCGGCTTCACATCAGCAGCCGCCGCCTTGATGTCCTTGCCGCTAGCAGCAGCCGCGGCCTTCAGCTCCGCGTCGTACTGACCGCGGAGATACTGAAGCACGTCATCTCGCAGGCCCTCTTCGGTGATGCCTTGCGCCGCAATCCATTCTGAAAATTCCATGTCTGTTTCTCCTGTAGGGTGAGAAGCAGCGATGCTGACCGACGCGGATTGGTCGGCGGGGATCGCCACAAAGCTGGTTTCGACAAGGCGCGACTTTCGCGCGACGTAGAGCGGACCCTTCAGGGTCCGGGAATTCACGTTGGTCGACTGCCCCTTGTCCACGAACTCAACAACGTCCGGCTGAACGCCGACCGAAGCACGCCAGGGGAAGCCGTTGGCTGCGCTGGCAACGACCTCCTGCGCCGCTGCACCGACACCCGAGATTACCCCCTCGACCTTCAACGACTTGCCATTGTTTTCCGCCGTGTCAGCATGCCCGATGATCTGCTTGCGGTCATGGTCCAGCAGCACCGGAAAATCCGTTTTCACCTTTAGCCCCGCTAGGTCGATGGCAACCGGCGAGGGGTAATACTCAATCTCCATCGTGCCGCCGCCATAGGCGGACATCTTGAACCGCTTTAGTTTCGGCTTGTCGTCCGCTGCCTCACTATCGGCCGCCACGATGAAGTCGAGCGACTCCGACTCGAAGGCGATGATTGCAGACGGCATCGTTGGCGGCTGCTTCTTGGCCGCTTTTCGCCGGGGGCTTTTCGCCCGGTCGCCTGCGGCACGAATGAGCGGCCAGGGGTTATCGAGATAAGACATTGGTCACGTCTCCTTTTCCGTTGCCTGAAGCGTCAGGTTGCGGAGGCTCGCCCGATTCTCCGACAATCGTTTCGGCCTCCGATTTGCTGACTTGATAGAAGAGAATGACAAGCTGGATGGCTGTTTCGCGGGTGATATCGCCACCAGCCAGGGCCCGGAAAATATCAAGCATGCCGGTGATGCCACCTGCCATTTCCAGCAGAGACGACCGCTTGATTGTCGTCGGACTCACCTCGGGGGCCGGCTTGCTGGAAGTCCCGCCCGGCACCTTTGCAACCGACGTGTCTTCCTCACTTTCAGCTTCACCTGCGTCTTCTGGTGTGACAGCTATAGCCCCGCCCCCGAGGTTGATTGCAAGCAGCCGCGCCCGAAGCTCGTCCACGGTCACGCCGTAGTCTTCGGCCATCACCGGCAGCTCTTCCTCAAGGTCGTAGCCGTCTTCGGCGTATAGCCGGCGGAGGCTGAGCGCGCCGGTCGAGAGGTCCGTCTTGCGGGCATCGGCCGTCTTGGTTTCATCGATCACCGGCTTGCGAGGCCAATCCCAGTCGTGGACCGGCGGAGGGTCTGCGGGTACAGTCCAGCCGTAGCGGGCAACCGCCTCACGGAACCAGATGGCAAAAAGCGGCTCAAGCACCATGTCCTCGATGTCGGCCTGCTCCACGTCGACCGAAACGAAATACGTGACGTGATCGAGCTTGCCGCCAGAGAACGAGTAACCGCTGGAATCAGCCGCCGCGATGTTGTACGGCATGTTCAACGGCCGGGCCTGCTCACAGGCGTTCGACCGGACGAACTGGTCGTAGGTCGCGGAAGGCTGCTCCGCCCGCGGCTGGAAGGCGTCAAACCCAAAGGGCAACGCTACCATCATTGACTTTTCAAACGGGACCGAGCTGAACGGCCGCACCAGGTCGGGGCCCTCGTTAGGCGACTGCTGCGTCTTCAGGAACAGCGAGAAGTTGGCAATGTTCTCAGCCGCGCTGACCGTGGCCTCGCGGTAGCGTCGGCCCTGGGCGAAGAGGTTGAGCGAAGGGTGGATCTCCGAGACGCCGCGGTGCTGCCCAGCCCGATCCTCGCGGAACAAGTGAAAGACGTATTCCGCGGGTATCCGCTCTGACTTGGCATTCAGGCCGCTCCACTGGCCGCCCGGGTGATACTTCAAAACGTGATAAGCGGTCGGGTTGCCGAACTCATCGAAGTCCACGCCGTCGATTCGATTCAGCTCCTGCCAGTTAAGTCCGGTCGTCGTCATCTGCTCGCACTCGATGGCCCGCAGCTCCAGCTTCACCCGATGGGCCAAACGTGGATTCTGAACCGCGATCAGAACCGCTTCGCCGTCAGAGACCTTTGCCTTGACTGCCGTGCGAAGCTTACGGGCCAGCCCCACCTCGGCCGCCCAACGCTTCCAGGCGGTCTCAATCATCCCGTTGAAGCCCGGGTTGCCGGTCTGCATCCGAAGCTTCGGGCCACGGCCAACAACGTAGTTGGCTTGCGTAAGCTGGACACCCTTGCCCTGCCCGTTGCTCGCCACCTCGTAGCGGGCGCGCCGGCTGATCCGCCCGCGAACTGCCTTGCTGTTGGCGCCGTCGGCGTCCAGGGCGTCAGCCATCGTCCAGTGCTGAAGGTTCTGGCCGTCGAGGTTGGCCGCGTCATAGCTCCCGCGCCATCGGGGCGGGGTGGTATCAGATACGGTAGCGGGCTGTCGCCCGCCGGAGGTGACGTTGCCGCCGACTATTGAGGCTGTAGCCGCCCCGGGGATCTGCTCCTCGATCCCGCTCTGGATCGTGTCGGACACCGTTATGAAAGATCGAACCCCCATTACCCTGCCCTCGGAGGTTCCAGCTTGAAGAACCGCAGCCCAAGATGGTTCTGCGCGACGGCCTGCTGACCCGCCAGGTAGCGGTCGGCATCGATCAGTTCGCCCGTGTTCTTGGCGGTAACACTGCTGCCATCCACCGAAACCGTCGCCGGCCCCAGAACCTGTTGCTCGATCGCTTCCCGGATCGTGTCGGACATGGTTTCCTCCATAGACCAGGATCGGGGCGAGCGCATACAAAAAGGCCACACGGGGGCACGGCCCCGTGCGGCCTTTAATGGCGCTGGCGTCGCGGCCAGGGATCAGCCGGCAGCGTCGCCCCGATCAGGTTGTCTATTGAAGCCTAGACAGGACAGCGAATTCCTGCAAGGCAAGATGGGCAGAATTGCCAGAGCTGGCAACTCGGAGGGTATTTCGGGCCAATCCAGAAGCGCCCCGGGGCAGACGCCGCGCCTATTCGGCATCATCCACCAGGGTAATGAACTAGCACGAATACGAGAACCGCGGCTGGTCACGGGCAGATACTTATACTCCCGCCTTTGCCAGCATGTCCGCCTTCACCTGTCTGATAGTGCGGCGGATCATTGGTGACACCGTCAACATGTCCGCCTTCACCTGTCTCGTAGTGCGGCGGATCAATGGTGGTATCACCACCTTTGATGATCAGATTTCCGCCTCGGCCACCAGAGCCACCCGCGCCTGCCTGGTGGGTTCCCGGGCCGATATTGACATCGCCGCCCGACGCCCCATCTCGCCCAGTACGACCCTCGATGATCAGATCACCACCAGAGCCGCATGATCCGGAACCTGCCGACAAATCCCCTGATATGTCAAGACTGTCTGTCTTGACAGCATTCTCATTCTGTATCTTCTTGTCTACCATCTGAATTCCTTTCTCAGCTAAAGGTCTCACTGGAATCTGCCACGTGGCCGCATGATGAGCATCGGCGAAGCCGCCGGGTCGTCCCGTCCCGTAGATGCCAAGTGGACACAACGTAGAACAGCCGCTTCCCACACCCCGGGCAGGCGCGGACCTTCCCCGCCGCCGGCTCCCCTGCCAGCTCGCCGAGCGTGGGCCTGTCTTCCGGTGGCGGCCTGTCTTCCGGTAACACAGTGCTCATTGTTCTCCGTCATAATAAAACAGGAGGCAAGACGACATCCGCGCTACAGATCGATTGAGGTTCTGCGTGAACCGCCGGATCGCTAACTCCCATGTCTGGAGTCTGCTCAGCCGTCGAAGGCGGCGGCACTTTCTGATCCTTTTTTCTGCCGAACCATTCACGTATCTGCTTTGGTGTAACTTTTGAAGCACCTGGACTCAACTCGATTCGAGCCTGGAGAATGTCTGGATTCCCAGCAAAACGCGCAAGAGCTTCTTCCGCATGTTCAAGACACAAGAATGGCCCCCACTCTACAGGCATCCTGAGGTCCTTCCGCGTAACGACAATCTTGAGCCAGCATAAGTCTTCGTTCATAATCAACCTTCCTTTCTTTCGGTTAGCTTTTCCTGCCCCTCTGGCCAGTTTCGCCATCGGTCTTCTGACTCTGTATCTACGGCTCAGTATCCTTCTCTCGAATCCATTCGTCTGCGACATCCCAGACGACGCATGTCAAAGCCAACAAGGCCATATCTCCTTTTTCCTCAATGAGCTGATACAACGACCGCTCGCACTCCTCGAATGCGCGCTTCTGATCTGGACAAAGCAGACCGAGGAGTCGACGATGGTTCCACCGAAAATCTGTAGAGTTTTCCATTTCTACCCGCTACGTTTCGCCTTCAGTTCCGCCATCGTCGGCCGCTCCCGAGGCGACGGTCTCGCCCGAACCGGCTCCATTCCCGCCGGCCGGGCCCCGAGCATCGAGCACGCAACAGCCGCCCCGATCAAACAGTCCCAGTAGTGATTGTCCGGCCGGCCCGGCTTCCATTCCCAGACCGTCCGCTCCCGCTGCGTCTCCTTGTGCAACAGCGTCTTCGCCTCCTCAGCCACGCAGTGATCAGCGAACAACGAATGTTCCTTCGGCTGCCGCCCGAATAGCTCCCAGCCGCCAGGCGTCCCGAGCGGCATCCCCAGCCGCTCGGCCGCCAGCGTCTTCCACCAGTTCACGTCGACCGACACCACGCGGTGCCCGTCCGCCTGCGTTGCCAACCGCCAATTCAGGCCGATCGTCGCCCCGGCTTCCGGCCGATAATCGGCAAACGTCTTGCGGGTCGGCCCGAGTCCAATCCCCATCGCCGGTAAGACAATCGAACCGCCTTGCGGGTGCCGCCGGCAGAACTGCTTGATCAGCTCCGACTTCTGCCCCCACTTGGCGTCGATCAGCAGCCGCCCGATCCGCAGCAGCGCTCCATCCTCCCGCTTGTACTGCGAATTGAGGAGTGAGCCCACGACCTGCCCGAGGCCCGCCAGGATCCACGCATCTTCCGTCAACCCGGGATGGGCGTCTCGCATGCCGATCGGCGCGGTCCCCTGGGCAAAGTAGGAGACCGGCTGCCGGGGATAGGTACCGTAGTCAACTGGCCCGCCACCGAACTCGTCCGTCCACGCGGCCACCAGATAGTACAGCAGCCGCTCGTGCACGTCGACGTAAGCCGTCACGTGCTGGCATGTCTTCGGCACGATGCCGCGATCGAGGCCGGTCGTCTTGACCGCGATCTGGTCGGCCGACAGATAGAGAGGTTTCTTTTCGTCTTTATTCAATGGTGAATTCTGGAATTCAGCAAACCATGCTTCTTCGCCACGTTCGATAAACAGATTCATCGCATGTTGAATTGCTGAAATTTCATCAGCACCTCGTCTTGCTTCCCAAGATGCCTCAGCCCCCATATCTAACTCTTCACGATGTTCAAGATAATAAGCGTTGGCAGGCCGACAATCTGGCACATCACGGCCCATACAATCACAGTAAATCGCGAAATACTTTTCCCACGCTCCCGTGCCTGAAGGCACAGAGCGCAAAAGACTAGTTCGTATTCCGCGCCAAAGCGGAAACTTTTTGCGATTCAAAACCTGATCAATCATGTCGCCGCGCTGAATCACTGTACAGGGCATCACGGCAGAGAGCCGTTTGCCTGGTCCGGCCATACCAAGAACGGCACCACGGATCAAAGCAAGACGATCAACATTTTGCTGTCGCGATCTAGCTGACTCATCAGTTTGCGGATCATCGAGCAAAACGAAATCGGGGCGCACCTGGCGGCCGTCGGAGTGACCGAATAAGCTTCCCCGAATACCCTCTCCAGTCAGTCCAGACACACCGATAATTATTCCTGATGTAGGTGCGCACCGACCTTGATGCCATCGCATGTTCTTCGGCTTGCAAACTCGAGGCAAAACAATCCGCGTTTTTTCCCAACGGATCAATGTTGGTTCACCATCGCAGAGTTGCCCATTGGCGCGATTTGCAATACCGCCAAGCGCGCGAACGCCGTGAGAAATTTCGGGGAAGTCATTGACAAACGGCTGCAGTTCTCGCATCCACAATTTGATCGCATCCAAATTCGCAACAGCCTTTTCCTCATTTGCCCCAATAAGAAATACGTAAGAAACATGACCAAATGCTACGGCCCAGAGAACTGCCAAGCGGCACAATGTTGTTTTGCCAGAACCGCGAGGCATTGCGATTGCTAACATAGCGCCATGAAAGATGCTCTGTTCAATCGCAGATAACACTTGAAGATGATCTGCCGACCACAGCCAATAACATGCTTCAGAACCGTAGGTCTCACAAAATAGACGCAAAGAATTGCGACACTGGTTGCGACGGCGGACATTCTTAATGTCCGGCGGAGGACCGATATCCCGCCCAGCTTGCGAGGCAGCTTTGTCCCGCTTGGTGACAATCGCCGTGTGTCGCCGATGGCGCTCTTTGTCTGACACCCGCTGTTTCGATTCAGCTTTACGATTCGCCATCGTGCAATCCATAAATCTCGACAACATCTCGACACAGCGCAATAAACTCTTCCTGAGTCATTTTGCCTTTAGCTCGATTGGCTTCGGATAAGACAATCTGACAATTTCCGATGGTATGCAGTCCGCCAGCATGACGAGGCGCAACATGATCCAAGGTTGCGTTAGTTGGAGTCAACACTCGCCCAGTCAAAGCGCATTTGTATTCCTGGTGAGCAAGAAGCTCCAGCAATTCTTGAACAGTTACTTTCGTCTGCACTCGTCTCTGTTTCTGTTTGCTTGGTTCTGTCATTGCATCCTTTCACCCATCTCGTAACTTTCCTTCTCCAAGATGACCATCCGTGTTCTCGCCATCTGCAACGACGATTGTATTCGCTTCGTTCTAAACAGTCTTCCCAGGTAATGGATCCCAGCGTTTCGGTAGTAGATGGCACGGGACGATCATCACGATAAAACCACTGGCTGACCTTCCGACGGCACCATGTTCGCCATGTATTCGGACGACCAGAAAAAAGCCACATGTTATAGGCTCGATGACGAATAGTTTGCGCCCACACAAACCACTCCAAACCATGAAGCCGTAAAAGAGCATCAAGAAGTTCTTGTCGTTTGACCGTGGGCTCTCGTCGCTTAGCATAATAAGCAATACCAGCGGGGGACGCGCGCCAAGCTCTATGCCGTGCTAGATTACGTTCACGATTCTTAGCCCAGTTTTCTCGCCCTCGTTTACGTTGTTTTTCTAGTTCTTCGGGTATCAGAGACGCATACCGTTTTTGGCTGCGTTCTCGACACGTCGCTTTTACAGATTCGTACCCAACAGGGTCAGTAAATCTCCTAGAATGCCAACGCTCTTTCTGACGAAGGCAGTAACACGTTTTGCATACGGACTTTGAATGTTTGTAGAAAGCATCGTCCGATTTTGTTTCGCCGCAGGCTTTGCAAATCATGTCGATGAATAAGTAGGTAAGAAGTATCAGGTTTGCCGAC